AGTAGATCTGGCTAAGCATGTAGTACCGACAGCGGAGAACTGGCGGACGGGGGTTCAAATCCCCCCGGCTCCACCAAACAAGCCCCAGAATACGGGGCCTCTAGCAGAAAAGGTTGTTGAAAGTTTCTGAAAATATGTCCCGGTTAGTCCCGGTTTCAGCAACATTTCAGCAACCTTTTTTGTTTCCCCTCTCAGCCCGTCCGGGCAATCTCAATTCCCCTTCACTGCTTCATACGAAACCTGACAGGTCAGTCCTGCTGCTCGGCTTCGATCGGCAAATTCAGCAATTCCTCCCGCAGCCGCATCAAGCCGGCTGAGCATGACGGCAAGCAGATCGCGGGCGGGGTCGGCTGCCTCGCCTCCACCGGCAGCACCGGGACAGCTGGCGGGCCGGCGTGATAGCTGGGCGACTCGTGCGCGCAGCCGGCTAGCAGCGTCATCAGCGGCAGCAGCATCAGCGGCAACCGCGGCAATCTTTTCCTGTGCGTCACGGCGTATTCCCTCGATGACATTCTGGCGGCGCTGTTCTTCGGATCGGGCGCGGGCTTCGGCTTGGCGTGCGGCCTCCGACCACTCGGCCCGCGCGACAGATAGCTCCCCCTTGGCATCCATGACGCGGCATTGCTGCACCCCGGCGACCAGCACCAGGGCGAGCACCCACCAGGCCCAGCCGGGCGCCAGCTTCAGCCAGGAGGTCACCGCACCACCTCACGCACGGCTGCGGCGAAGTTTCGGCCCCACTTGGCGCGTAGCTCGGCGCGTTGCTCGGCAGTGCCGCGGTCGTATGCGCCCGGGCGCCACGTCTTCAGGTACAACCGCCAGCCTCCTTCCACGTCATCCTCGCTCGGCAGGCGGCCCGGATCGCTCCACAGCAGCAGGCGAGCCAGGCCAGCGGCCAGCACGTCGTCGTGTTCGATGGCTGTCCAGATTGAACGGTTGTCCGGCGCCACGCCGCGGTCACGGTAAAGCGCAGCGGCATGAGCCTTGGTTGCCTCATGCGTGCGAACGCCGGCCACCATCCCCCCGCCCAGCTCGCCTTGCCAGAACGAGCGAGCCGGGCCGTTGCCCATCTGGCGCCGGTGGACAAACCGGCTTTCCTGCAGCCCGATTGCCAGCAACAGGATCTCAGCCTCACGGCTCGACATCCGCGCAGGCAGCATCGCGAGAGCGGGCGCTATGGCTCGCTCCCGTATTTCAGAGAGGGTCATCGTCAATCTCCAGGCAAAGAAAACCCCGCACTTGGCGGGGTCTTGTATCGTTTAGCGCCGCCTATTCGAGCGCCGGCAAACATCAGCCACGCTCGCCATCGGGCGATGCCGCTTGAGCGTAGGGCGTTGAGAAACACGCGATCTGCGTCGGCGCGGCTCAGCGTCCCGGCTCGATAAAGCCAGTCATGGATCACCGCCGCCGCATGGCCGTACTGGCCCAGCAGCGCGAACGTGAGCGGCCAGCGCGGGACTGAAGCGAAGTCGGTCTCGAAGCCAGCCGGAACTTCGATCAGCCCGTGGTCAGGGTCCAGATACGAAAAAGGCGCCAGAAGGCGCCATGTTTTGCGGTCGGGTAGCAGCTCAGCTTGGAGCGGGCTCGGGAAGCGGTTCATTCGGCCAGCCCTCCTCTAGCATCGCCTCGGTGTACGTGCCGTCGGCCAGCGAATCGAGCAGTTCGGCCTCTCGGTCGAACGCTGCCTGCACGTGCGCCCGAACAGCGGTGGCCACGCCAATAACTTGATCGCCAGTCAGGTCGACAAAGCCGTCCGGTGTCTTCCAGCGAAGGGCATACGAAGGATCGAGCATGGCGGATACGGCGGCACCAGTGATCAGCGCCTGACTGTCTCGCCCGGTGTCGATGGCAATTCCATTCACGGTGATGCCGCCCGTCTCGGCTTGCCAGCGGCGCGCGGCGATGGATGAGACGAGGGCCTGCCTCGCCTGTTCGGCCTTCTGCTCGGCGGTGATCAGTTGCGAATAGTCGATGTTCATTCTGAAAGCACCTCTACGTTCTCCGGCACTGGATCGAACGGCAGCGCAATCGGCCCATCTTGCGTGACCATCACGGGCTCGGGGAAGGCCACCGCGCGCGACGGGTTCGGGCCGTGTGGTAGACGGAGGGTCAGGTGCAGGTCGCCGTCAATGCGCGACACGGGGCCGACGATCCAGTCGGATACGATGGCCTCGGCGGGCAGCGTGGCGCCTTCCGGTAGTTGGGTGAAGTCGAAAGGCTCGCCGTTGAGGGTCAGCACGTCGCCAATAAGGGATGCGGTCAGGGTTTCGTCCAGGCGGACGGGGGATAGAGTGATGTGCATGGGTTACTCCTTAGAACCAGCGGCCGCGAACAGTGACCCCGATGCGGTAGGTTTGGGAGGTAGAAGCGATCATGCGTATATCGGCTGACGTTAGGCCAACCGAGTTCATGGCTAATTTGCTCACTGTGTAGGCGTGGGTACTGGACACGGTCTGGATGGAAACATTGGCAACTGGAACGTTACCTGTAAAAGGCGCTGGGTAAGTCCAGCTGCGGACTGCTTCGAGGTTGGCTGTAACATCCAAGAGAAATAAATACCCTGGGATATAGCATTCTTGTGTCCCATCCGCAAACCGCACGTACTCCCCATTTGCATTGCTGCCGCGCTCGATGATCGCGCCGGTAGGTACGCCGCCGGACTGGGAGACGGTGCCGAGGATGTTGCCGGTGTGGCAGATCACTTGCCAGACGGACCAGACGACACCGTTCCAGACCCGCTTCGCCATGTTTCCTATTCCCGTATTGCCAGCGTGAATCGTTTGCGCAGCAAAGACCCCCCCTGCCACGTCCACGATGTACCTCCCTTGTGGCCACCCCGCCGGCAGGTTAACGAGACCCGCCCCCGGCGTTATGTACTTACCTCCGGTCCTGTACTCATTGAGGTCTACCTGCGTGGATACCTGCTGCCCGCCAATACCAAACAACGCCATCGCCGCTTTCACATGCGCCGTAGTAGCAATCGACGTGTCGCTATCTTCAGCAGCCGGTGTAGGGGCTGTGGGGTTGCCGGTCAGTGCAGGCGAGGCCAGAGGCGCCGCCCCTAGAGCAGTGCGTGCAGCTGCCGGTGTCGCTGATGTTGCCCACGGCTGCAACGCCGCAAGCTGCGACCCGTACTGATCTACAAGCTGCCGCAGCCGGTCAGCCGACTCTTTGACATAGCCCTGCATCGGAGCAATGGCGTATGCCTGCCCGCTAGCGGTTGCGCCCTGATAGTTGGGCTTAATCGACAGCACGGTCGCGCTGGCGATATTGGTTATTTCGTACCAGCGTCCATCCGGCCCACGAAAGGCGTCGCCAGTGCGGGCGTTGGCGCTAAATGCCGTGCCGGTTCCGGTGACGGTGGCACTGTTGGCTGTGACGGATACTGTTCCGCTGGAATACCAGGGCATGCTTTTCTCCAGGCAATAAAAAACCCGCACTGGGCGGGTTGTGTTTTCAGTTGATCGAAACGAGATTAAGCGGAAACATCGTACGGAATTGGTAAGGTGGATGAATCGATATACGTTACCGACGGAAGCCGGGAGGACGGAATATTGAAGAAGGCGTTCGCTGTTCCGATATAAGGAAAAGCATTCACAGCCGCCCCAGCTTCGGTAGCCATCATGAAAACCAAGTTACCTCCCTCACCGAAGGCACCCTCTCTGGCAGAGATAAAGCTGCCGCCGTGACGGTCTGTGTGAAACATTACCCTGCTCCACGGAAGGCTTACGGCACAATCCCCACCCACATAAACCGACCACGAGTCTTTCAATATTGAGGCGCCGACCCAGTTCTGCCAAGGCCCAGGCACTGACCCTGTTGTGGTAGAGGCGCCTTGATAACCCCTGCCAATAACATATCCGTTGTAGCTAGAGACGGCTGGTATAGGAGGCCTCATCGCGCCATTGATATCAAGGAACGGCTGTGAAGAATCCAGAGTGCAAATGGATTCTTCATTCCAAAGCCTTATTTTTGCCGGACCCACTCCCCGATCTTGCATTTGATCGAAAACGTAAAACCTAACTGAAGTCGAAGCGTGCCCGTACCAGAACGTAAAGCTGTTCCCGCTTCTTACTATCTGCTGCAGAACAGCTTGGCCAGCAATGAACACAACCGGGCTGACGGCATTCACGGTGAACCCATGCACAGCGTCATAGTAAGGCGCCGGAAAGTATTCATCACTGTTGATGAATTGCTTGTAGGTCCGCTGTGCGTCGGTAATTTTGGTCATGTAACCGGATTTAATTAAACCCATCGTTACATAATTCGAATCCACAAGGTTCTTGCCGGACGCATCCCAGGTTTTAAAGTGCGCCATCAGTAAACCCCGTAGTGAACGTCATAGGCACCTGCCGCATCAGTCCCTGCGAACATCCAAGAAAACACGCCGTTTCCGTCGTACTCAACTACCGGACGACTGCCCACGAATGTTCCGCCGCTGCCTACCCGAGGAGCTATTACGAAGAACACTTCTCCAGGCAGGAAAATGCTGACCGATAGACTTCCGCTCGCCGTTGTGACAGGGAAACTCCCCAACATCTTGCAGACGCTCCCGGTCTCCCTCATAAGAAGGCGACCGTTGGCGTCGTAGGATCGATAAACTACAGCCATTATCCAATACCCAACTCAAGACCTTTCACACCGTTCGGGTGATAGAGGCGCAGCCACTGGTTGTCGATCGTCATTCGGGTCTGCCCCGTACCGGACCCATTTAGCTCAAACTGTCCAGTCACGAAGTTAATCCGGATGCCCTGCTGCCCGGCCACGTAGTTCCCAGACCGCAACTCACCGGTGACAATCAGATTCACAATATCGGCCTGGTTAATCACCGCGCTATTCATGAACACCTGCCCGCCCTGAATCACGAACGGAGAGGTGATTACGCCATTGGCGGTGTTGATCACTGCGAACCGGTCAGCCTGGAACAGCACCTGCGATTGCATTCCTTCCGGCGTGTTCTCGATACCAAGCCCCATGCCGGCGGCGTAGTACTTGCCATCCTGGGTCAGCTGCAGCTTCACCGAGTACATCGCGGAAAGATCGCCATTCAGGCTGGCAACCGTCTGCTGCGTCGTCTGAATTGCTGTCGAGTTCTGCCCCACTGAAGACTGCAGCTGCTGTGTCGTCTGAGCTACAGCACTAAACTCATCAGCAATGACGCGCTCGATCTCGGTAATGGAAGCGCCGATCTCGTCGTCCACTGTGGCTTTCAGCTGGGTAATTCGCTCGACAAGCGCATAGTCCTCGCTTGCGCGAGTGCGTACCTCTTCCGCGAACAGGGCCGTTGCTTCGGCGCCCCGCAGCGCATCCGCCAGCTCGCCCTCCCCGTCGTCGTCGCGATAGGTGGCCTGCAGTGCATCCAATGTGGACGCCTGAGCCGTGACCTTGCCGCCGATCTCACCGATGGCAACCGTGTGCTGCTCAACCTGCACCGCCAGGCCGTTCGCGGTTTCAACCGCCTGCCCAATGTCCAGCCAATAGGTTGAGTTCGGCGGAGGCGTATTGACCGGGACGGCCTGCAGCGCCTGGTACAGCCGGCGCCCATTCGGGCCGCCACGCACGGTATCGCCCTCGGCATAGGTTGCGTCCGGATCGTAGGCCAGTGCGTCGACTGCCTCAGACACAGCCTCGTTGATGCGCTCATTCACCGAGCCCGGTCCATCACCGTCGATCAGATCGATGCGGTCGAGCAGGTTGTCGCCTAGCTGGGTTTCGGTGATCTGGCCAGTGATGTACTCAAGGATCGCCGTCGCGTCAGCGCTGGACTGCCCCATTACCCAGTCAGACCACGGACCGATGTTGCCGGTCCGGTCGACCAGGCGTGCCCGGAAGAAGAACGTCACACCCGCGGCCAGGCCGGTCATGGTGTGGGTGTTGGCTGGGTAGGCGAACTGCCCCAGGGAAAGCGATGTGGCTTCGTCTTGGCTGACCCCGTACTGAATATCGGTATAGGCAGTGTCTGCGGCGCCCTCCGCTGGAAACCCCCAGCGAAGAGTGATGCCGAAGATTTCCGGAATGGTGTTCAGATATGCGATCGCTGGCGGCGGCGTGGTCTTCCCCTCAAGGGTGGTCAGATCGGAAGTCCGCCAGATCGAGGCGATTTCCATCGCACTGATCGCTCGCACGCGCGCCAGATACTGACCGGCATAGATTCCGGTCACGTCGACGCCAAGGGCGCCCACGCGAGGCAGGCGCACCCAATTGCCGTCATCCTTTTTCCACTCGACGTCATAGGCCACAGCGCCACTGACTGCCGGCCAGCTGATCGTCATGGTGCTGACCGCGACTCCCTGATCCACTGCATTGAAAGTGGTCATGCTCACGCTCGCCGGCGGATCAATCACGCCAGTCGGCAGCACGCTCACCGGACGAGTTTCCAGCTTCGCGCCTGTGTCGATCGCTGCGAACTTGCTCGGCTCGTACTGCAGCGCGGTGATTTCGAATACCCCCTGCTCCGGCCGGCTGACCTTCATGACGCGATACAGCGGAACGGCCAGATCATCAGCATCCAGAGCCCACACCAGTTGCGGCTCCGGTTGCTCGCTGTATGAGGTGGTCACGGTCACAGCTCGACCAGCAACGCTCTGCACCGTGCGCCCTTCGGCTTTTCCACTGGGCAGATTCAATATCAACCGATCCCCGGCCTTCACCTGGGTATCGCGATCGAGCGTGATGACGCGACCTGCTACCACACTGATGCGCCCACCGATCTCCCGGCCCGCGAGGAGCGAATCCGCAATCGGGATGACATACCCAGGCAATGGAATTTGGCCGTCCATGCCGACGCGAAACGTCACGGTGCGATCCTGACTATTGGTCAGCAGCGCCCATTTTCCACGACGCTGCGCCTCGCTCTCGCGCGTGCAGCCGATGGCGCTGATCTCGACCGGGTTGTCGCCATATCGCAGCTGCAGGCGCTTGTCGGTAGATACCGCCACGTCCGTGTCGTAGTTGTTCGCCGGATTGTCGTAGCTCACCAAGGCGCGGCTGTAGCGGGTGCGCTCACTGGCTGAGCCGTAGCTGAACCGGCCATCGATGACGTTGGCGCGCGTGAACGCAAAGTCAAAATCGGTCGCGCGCGGGATGTCCGCCTGGACGCGAAGCTGCCCCTGCGCCCAGTAGGTCATGCCACGGTAGATAGCGGACAGGTCCCGCAGTAGCTCCCAGGCACCTGTGCGGCTCTGCAGGTTGAAGTTGCAAATGTGCCGCGGCTCTTGGCCGCCCTTGCCGTCCGGCACCAGCTGATCACAGTATTGCGCGATGCGATACATCTCCCAGCGATCGACCATCCACGACTTGATGCGCTTGCCGACGCCAAATCGATCGTTCGTCACGATGTCATAGGTGTGCCAGACCGGGTTATCGGTCCAGGCCTGCTTCATCGTACCGTCCCAGATGCCGCTGTAAGTGCGGGTCGTCGGATCGTAATTGCTCGGCACCTGCACGCGGCGCGCACGGCACTCCACGGTCACCTGCGGAATGTTCGAGAACTGCTCGGCGCTGAACTCGATGAACAGCAGCGCGGTGTTCGGGTAGCGAAGCTTGGCGTCGATCACGTCGGTAAAGCCGGCGATGATCATCGTGTCCGCGTAGCGATTGCTGTTCTGGTTGGCGGTCAGACGACGGACGCGGATCTGCCAGCCACTCGAAGCTTCAGGCAGGTCGATACGACGCGAGCGCTCATAGCGGCTGGTGGTCTTCCCGGATACGGCCTCATTCAGCACCTCAACGTAAGGGCCGCCATCGGTGGCCACGTCTACCGCATAGCGGATCGTGTAGCCGTTGACGTTGCCCTCGTTGTCCTGGCTCTGGAGCGCTGGCCAGGCGAACCGAATACGCACCGCAGACAGCTGAGTGTTGCTGACAGAACGCACCCACGCGGCATCGCTGCGAAGCTCAGTATTGATCGTGGTTTCGTTCTCGACCGAGGGAATGCCGGGGATGTACGACTGATCAACCGAGCCCGGGCGCCAGTCCCAGGTCACACCGGTGAAGTTCAGCCCGCCATCAGCGTTGGCCAGCGGTGTATTGTCGAGAAAGATGTTCCGAGCATCCGGGGTTTCGTCGAACTCCCCCTCGCCCACGGCGATCAGGATTTTCGCCCGAGCGGTGCTCTGCAGGCTGTCGGCAGCCTCGTAAGGCGCCTTGGGCTTGCTCTCGCCGCCCTTGCGGCCACGAATGTCTACTGCTGCGTTCATGTGCTTTCCTGCGGGCAAAAAGAAACCCGCCGGAGCGGGCTGGGTAAACGGCTGTATCGATAGCCAGGCTGGAATAAACACCAGGTGGCAACGTATCGCCGCCCGATATAGTTTCGTGGCTCACCCAAGCGAACGGAGGTCGCCATGAGCGATTCATCGGACAGAATCGAAGCCCTGATCCATGCTCAGTCCATCCTGATTCAGGACTTGTACGCCCAGCTTTATGCCGCCCGACCTGGGGAGCTGGAAAAGTGCAAGCAGCACTTGACCCACATGTTGAAATACAAGTGGGAGCTCCCAGCAGGATCTAGCGAGTCCGCCGCCGATGCGATAATGCGGATACAGCCACTGGCGATTGCTGAGCTTGAGCGTAACTTCGCTCAGATTCAGAAGATGATTCAGTCCATGCCGCCATTGCCGAACTGATGGACTCGGGCGAATAGAAGGCCTGGCTGGGCCGATACTCGCCTATCGAAAGCCGGCGGTCATCCATGATGGGCAGCTCCCGCCACGCCGAAGCGGACCTGACATTTTCCCGACAGCAGCACCGCAGTCAGGCCTGGCTTGCCCTGGTACGGGATGCAGTAGCTGCTTTCCCAGAGCTTTCCGCGCCGGTGGATGCGATCGACCTCGACCTCGCCATCCATGATGGCTATCTCGGCATGACTGCCGCAAAGGAGGCCGCCCTCGATTCGGTACATGTCGGCCAGCACCAGGTCATAGTTCACGGTTTCCATGAAGCCTCCTACACCTTGTCCTCGGCATAAATCGACGCCGAGATGATCGCCCCACCCCAGCGCCGCTTGCCGTAGCAGATCGGCACAGGGTTGCCGCTGGCAGTGGTGTTCCGCGCGCTGCCGAAGGCGTAGCTGGGAAGGTTTTCAGGGGCGGCGGATTGCTTCAGGCCGGACAGTTGAGGGCTGAGCATTTGCACGACACCACCAATAGCGACAGCCAACCCTGCTTTCATCATTGGCGTCCCAAGCCAAGCCAATGATCCGCCGGATAGGTAGTTGATAGCGGCGCCAGCAACTATCAACACGACACCGATGATGGTCTGAAGCGCTCCTCCACGCTTTCGCCCACGCATTACCGGGGCAATTCGAATCTCTTCATTTCCACCGAACTGCAATTCGTCCTCGCCGATGTTGCGCTTTCCACGGAACACAGCGAACTCCATGCCCTGCAGATGCGCATTGGCCAAGAAGCGCTGCAGCTCCGGCATTTGCGAGCACAGCGCCTTTATAGCTTCGGCAGTGGAGTTAACGGCCAGCCGGTACTCCCGACCAAACTGGCGGAGCACACCATAGAAGCGGATGGTGGTCATTGGGGTGTACTCAAGAACCGATGCGGGCATGCTTTTCTCCAGGCATTAAAAAACCCGCCGGAGCGGGTTTGTGGGTTTCTGGGTTTTTGATGTATTACATACAGTCTTTCGCTGAGCGTACGAAGTCTTTAGCAGAGCCAAAGACCGAAGAAGCCTGCACGGTTGCCGAGGATCGATCTTTCTCGTCAACAATCGTAGCAAGCACCAAGGCCCCTAGAGAGCTATCAGAGACCAGAACCCGATATCCGTTCTCTGTTTCAGTTACCGATGTGGATGGATTGATGTCTTGCCATCTCGGACCGATGCACTTGGCAACTGCGCTTGCTGTCTTTGCTGTTTCTCCCACAAATAAGGGCTTTTTTTCTTGCAATCCGGAAACCGAGCACCCAGCGAGCGCTATAAAACCAATGGCGACTAGTTTTATTTTCATATCAGTGCCTGATCTCTCCTGCTGTTTCAGCTGATGCCGATACCCTTAGCCTCTCGCTCCATTGATTAACAGATTCTGGGTCCGCGTCTAGCGTTGTCTGTAGGGCGCTCGACACAATAGGGTGGTGTCCGCCAGCAGCCAGTACGAGGACTGATGGTTCCAAGTCGTATCCATCGCAGAACTCTTCCCATGCGACCTTTACGGCGGCGATCTCCTTCAGGTTATGCAGCATTACATCGTGTTGCCCAGCCTGCTGAGCGGCCGTAATGTTCAAGAGCAAGCCTCGCACCTCAAGCTCAAACAAGCTAGCTGCTCGCATCAGCATGCGGCTTGTATTGAGGTACTCAAGGTTGGTTATCTCGACTGTTTCCTTCGGGCACGACTGGGTAAGCTTTCGAATTTCCGCAAAGTCCCGACTGGCGGCTGCCTCAATCGTCCTTCGCACTCGCTCCGCGACAGAAATCTTTTCATAATCCATGCGCTTCATCCGGTGGTTTGCTGTATGCGCTGTATAGCAGCAAACAGCCAGCACGAAAACCCAGCTCAGGCCGCCCCTGTCCACCCATCCACCCTGTCCGAATACCCAGCTACCGGCCTCCTCTGCAGCGTAGTAGCGTCTTGCCTCCACCAACCGGCCCCGGCCAATGCGTGAGACCCATGGACGGGGCGATAGGACCTAGGAGGTCAAGATGAGCAATCAAGGCGGAATCAGCATGCTTTCTCTAGATCAGCGTTTGGCTGTTCTTGAGAATGCAGTCAACACAATCCCGACTGCGATCATGAACGTGGTGCTCGAGATTCTGACAGAGATCGACAGTATCGAAGGGATCGATAAAGCCGGCTTGAAAAGCCGACTCGAGGGGATTCGCAATATCCATATTGAGAATGGGAACAAGAAGGCTTACAACGACCTCATCGATCTCGCTTTAACTCGGCTGAGCTAGCTTCGACGCTGGCGGCTCAACCGCCGCCAGCCCCAGACCAAGGCCAGCAAGAGCCATGTTTCCGTTTGAGAGAACAATAGTCTTCACTTTCACCTTCCACCTCCTGCGGCCCTGCCGCTCAGTTTTGTGAATCCCGGTGCCTCAGCACCATCCGCACCCGCTCCCACCAGGGCCCACCGAATACGATGATCTCGCTCGGCCTGCCGTAGAGGTGGTGCAGCAGGAACGGGCCTTGGCCGAACACCTGAGCGTCCTCACCCGGCAGAGACGGATCGGCGCCTAGGAAAATGCCCGCATGGTTGTCCTGAGCCGCCCTGCCGACGCGCATCACGATCAGGTCTCCTGGCCTTGGCTGCTCCACCTGAACGAAACCAGCCTCCTCAAAATGCTGGCGGTAATGGTCGGGGCCGTCTTCGCGCTCCCACCACCCGTCCTCGCGCTGGTAGCTCGAAAACTCCAAGCCCCACTCGCGCTGGTACCAGTCCGCACAAACCTGCCAGCAGTCCTGAACACCGTGTACGAACGGCCTCCCGAGAAGCGGCACCTGATCGAATGGCTGCAGCTCCCGAAGATCACCCTCAGGCCAGCTCAGGATGTACCACGGCAGCCCTGATGCGTTGCACATCGCAACATCTGCAGCGCTGGGCCGACTGGTAGCGTCAGGGTGGCTATGCACCACTCCGATAATGCGGCCCAGATCCTCGGCGTCGGCGTAGGCCTCCGGCGCGATGCGGAACTCTTCGTCCGGCTCTGTCGCGCTGTTCTCGCAGGCGATATACCGGTGGCTGCGGCCGGCCTGAACCACCAGTCCGCAGCTTTCCTTCGGATAGCAGGACTCGGCATGCTCGCGGACGGCACGCTCGATGTGTTTTCGCATTTTTAATGCTCATGAAAAAGGGCGCCTCGGCGCCCTTACTGGTATTAAGAAACCGCCTGTTCTGGCGGAAGGCCTCTCTCCAGCCTGCGACGGATAGTATTCTGGGAAATCCCAGCGATAGCCGCCCATTCCGCAGCGCATTTTCGCTGCCCGAAAGCCTCAATCCACAATGTGTTTCGACGGTTCTGGTTTTGCTCTATGCGGCCAGCCCATCGACAATTGGCAGGAAAATAGCCTTTTGTGTTGTCAATTCGATCAAGCGTCATGCCTGGTGGCGGGTCGCCCATGTCACGGTGGAAGGTGGACAGCTCTATCCACTCGTCGCAGACCGTTATTCCTCGAGCCCCGTAATCACCATAGGATTTGTTCTTAGGGTCTGTGCATCGCCTTAGCATGCTGGCCCAGACGCTATGAATGCGCGTTCCATAAAGGCCGTGCGTGGTGTTGACCGAAACTGAAACCTCTCTGCTATAGCATCCGCAGGAGGTGATGGACCCTGCCTTAAGGTGATGCGAAGCGACCACTGTGATGGCGCCGCATGAGCATAGGCACTCCCAGGCAGTCTTCTTTCCTTTGTTTTCAGCTTTTCGTCTAACCGTCAGGCGACCAAATGACTGGCCGGACAAGTCGATGGCTCGAACCATTTTGCACTCCCCATGCGCGCCCTAATTGAGGAGCGCGCCAGACCGGTCAGGGTGCCGGCTTTTCGGGAGCTACCCTAGACGCGCAGCGTGATTGTATCAGGACCGAGCGATGATGCTCACCGCGGGGAAGCCGGTAAATGGCAGTGGGTTGTTTTCTCCAAATCTTGGCATGCACCCAGTTGCAAGGCACCCGTCACACTCATCTTTTTCGGGCGAATCCGTCAGATTACCGTCAATATCCCGGTATGGTCCTGTGTACGAACACACAGGACCACGGTACTGCCCTGTCATTGCTTCATGACAAAGAGTCGTCATCTGCCGTCCAACCTTCTCCTGAGCGACATCCCCAGGCGATGCCAAATCCCACTGAACACTCTCTCCGTCTTCGTTCGTCTTTTGGTCCAGATACCAGACCTCAACAACCTCCTGCGAGGGATCGGCCTCAGGGTTCCCGTCAGGGAAATTCTCGGCATCCAGATAGCGGGCCAGGGTCGTACGAACGGACAGTCGAAACTGCAGTAGGTCTTCAAAGGCCAGGCACAGCGCAGTGATACGGCCATTGACATTGCCCGCTACAAACGACGGCCGCGCCGCCTGCCCATCACTGTTAGCCTCGATTCCGTCGATCTGCACCGGCCAGGCCGCATATTCCTCGCCTTGCCACCATATGGACTTCGCCGGCAGCTGATCGGCATTAGCGCCGGCCGCAGCCAACTCCGCCGAAGTGTGCGGGATCGCGTGGCCGTGAAAGCGCAGAAAATCAGCGCCGAAGTCGCTCCCATCCAGCTCGAACAGGACGATTTGTGCGCCCGGCTCTAGGGTCTGAACGTCATGGGTCAAGCTCATGGATGAAACGCCTGCTCAAAGGTGCCAGTAAAACGGATCAGCCCGCCAGCTAGTGGCGTAGGTGTCGGGTTCTTGCAGGTGTACAGCCCCAGCTCGCCAAGCGGATTGGTCCAGAGAAATGCCCTCGCGCCGGCGTGACGACGCATGAACGCCATGATGGCCAGACCCTGGACGCGCTTCGCAACCACCGTTACCGGCCAAGACTGCCGCTCGTTGTTCAGTCCGTCCGCTGCTTCCTGCCGGTAGCCGTCGCCGAACTGGGCTGTTCGCACCTGATAGGTGATATCTGGCGCTTCGCCGCGCTGAACCGGCCAAGTGAAGGTTTCGATTGCCATGGGTTATCCATTGATAGCTCGACCAATTGCACCATCACGTTTTAGATCGCGTGATAGAAGCTGCCGGTACTTCTGCTCGATGAGTGCGCCGATCTCTCGGCCAAATTGCTCGGCCATCGGCTTGTCGCTAGTGACCTCAGCCGAACCATCACTGGCAATATTCACCGCCACATTGATCTGAGTGGAAGGACCTGCGCCTGCGGCGGTTGCCGAAGCCAAGCCAGAGCCAAGAGGAACAACCGATCCCCCTTCCGAGCCGGTCATCAGGTATGTCCGCCCACCCTGGCTCAGTAGTTCAGGGCCGCGCTCGTTGACCTCATAGAGCGAGTTAGGGGCGACCGGACCGCCATAGGCGCGCTGCCCGGCAACCCAGTTGCTGTAGTCCGTTCCGGTGTAATCACCCGCAGTTGCGCCAGTTCCTGATCCTGCGCTGCCTGCCCATGCGCTCGCGACAGAGCCAACAACGCTACTCAAAATCCCTGTAGCAGCCTGTCGTGTAGCAATGCGCGCCATATCTGCCAGCACGCTCTTGGCGAAGTCGGCAAAGGACAGCTTGCCGGTCATCGCGAACTGGACGATCGCATCCTCCATGCTGCTGAAGGCGCTGGTGAACAGATTCTTCGTCTGGCCGGCGATGTCCTTGGCGCTTTCCAGATAATTGCCATAGGCAGCACGAGCGCCCTTGGTCCAGTCCTGCTGCGCTTCGTCTACCTGCTGGTAGTAGTCGCGCTGCATCTCCAGTCGCTGGCGAAGTGATTCTTCCAGCGCGGCCGTCTGCGCTTTGTACTGCTCAGGGCTAATCTGCTTTTGATTCTCTTGGGCTTGCAATCGGAGCCGCTGCTGCTCGTACTGCTCAGCTATGCGGATAAGCTCCTGTGCCCTTTGGCGCTCTACATCGCCCAGCTCCAAACCCTTTAGGGACGCGTCAAGGCCTGACCTCGCCTGATCATTTTGGCTGTCCAGCGCTGCCCTGTAGCTCGTCAGGCGGAGGTCTTCCTCCTTGAGTTTGATCTGCTTTTCCAGTTCGATCCGTTTGCCCAGTTCGGCGCGTATCTCATCCTCACTGGCCAGGATCTGCTTCTGCTGAGCGGTGAGGATCGCGCGCTCGCGCAGGTCAGCTATTTCCTGGGTGAACTTGGCCAGTTCGCGCTCGCCAGCGGTGAGCTGTTGCGTTGTGCCCAGCTGCTCCAGCAGTGCGGCATTTTCTCGCCCGAGAGTGGCGATGCGAGCCGTGCCGGCGTCTTCGCGAACTACAGGCGTACGCGGGTCTTTGAATCTCGCGTTGATATTGGCGATGTTGCGATCGATGGTCGCCTGGCTCAGTCGCGCATCATCCGGATTGGCTCGGCGAATGGCCTCAAGCTGCCGGCGGTATTCCTTTACTGCCTCGTTGCGCTTCTGCTCGTTCGTCCAGCTCGACTTCGACAGCGCGTCGACCTTTGCCATAGCGTCTATGGCTTCGCTCTGCAGGCGGGCCTGCTCGGCATCGTATCCGGCTATATCAGCCTCTGCCTCGCGCTGCGAAACGAGCATATCGCGCTGTTCGCGCAGCTTGGCAAGTGCGTCTTCTCGATCGTAGAAGAACCCGAACCCGCCCTGCTGAACCTGACCTATTCGCCGGTCGATATCGGCGATTCGCTCGTCGAGCGAACTCTGTCGACCGACGTCGAGCATCGCATCCCAAGCATCCTTCGCTGCACCGGTAACGCTATTCCAAGCTCGCTCTACCGAACCCAGATTATCCGCGATGGTTTGGGAGCGGGTCTCCAGGGTGCTACTGAGCTCGCCCCAAGCCAGGCGCGCGGCCCCTGCAGTATCGCCCTGCTCCTGCAGCGCCCTGATCTGCTCGTACACGGAAGCGGTCAGGAAGTTGTAGCGCTCATTGAGCTTCGTCACGGCCTGCACGGGATCGTCCCCGAGCTTGGCGAATTCGGCTACCGTCACAGACGCAGCCTGACCGCTAGCCTTTTCCCAACGGATTGCGGACGTGGCGATCTCTTCGAATCGATCCGCCGCGATCTTGCCGGTGCTTGCGAGTTGTGCAAGAACCTCGGCGGCCTTGCCGGTCGTGCCGGTCACTTCTCCGATCCGCTGCGCCATGTCTGCAAGCTGACCAACAGTGGCCCCAGCAGCATTACCCGTCGAGACCAGCCCCAACCGGTATGCATCCTGCTCCCTACTTCCTTGGTAATACGCAGCAGCAAGCGTGCCTACAGCGGCGGCGGCCAGGGTAAAGGGGTTGACCAGGCCAAGGACATAACTCCCCATGGCCCGCGCCGCCGGCCCGATACCGCCGAACATGTCCTTGATCTGGCCGCCCTGCTGCAGGAAGACCATCATTGCAGGCTGACCGGCTGCCAGGCTGGTAAATATGTCGGTGAACTGCGCCGGCAGGCCGCGCATGGCGAATGCCGTTTCCTTAGCAGTCTTGCCAGTTCGGTCAAGGTCTCCGCTGAAGGTGCCAATCGCCGTCCGAGCCGCTTCAATCTTGCTGTTGTACTCGGCGAATGATTCGGCATCGAGGATGCCTGCGGCTCTGTACTTGCGGAGCTCTTGCTGCTGCTTATCGAGGCGCCCAAGTGCTGCGACGGTTGGGTCGACCTGGCCGACGAGCTTATCCAGGGCCTGCCGCTGATCATCGAGCGCCTTGCGGCTTTCCCGGGAACTGATGCCCATGCGCTGACGGGCTTCGTCCCAGGCATCGCCGATCCGCCCGGCGGTCTGCTCGGCCTTAGTGCCGGACGCAACAAGCTTGTCGAGGTCTTCCGATGCCTGCTCAACGCCTTGGGATTTGACCTGAACCGTAAGGGAGCCGATGGTCGTCATGGTTGTTCTCGATTGGTTACTGCAGGTCGCGCGCTTCAGCCATGACAGCCAGGGCTTCCGCCTCCATCACGCGAATGTCTTGGAACAACTGAGGCCGGCGACTGGGCGCCAGCCGCAGCGAACGGACCACAATCGGCAGCGCGTTGTAGTCCAGCCCAGTAGCGCCACAAGCCCCCGTTCGCCACTGAGTCCCCATGGCATCGAACAGCACGAAGGATTCCCAGTTTTCCGGATAGACGCCGACAGGCTCCTGCTCGACGTCTTCAGGTTTCAGGCCAAGGGCGGCCAAGGCGGCAGGGTCAGGCCCTGGCGTGTACAGCGCCTCGGCCGCCGATCTCAGTTTCCCAGGCGGGCCGGATCATATCCCTGCTCGAAAGCGCGGATTACCGCCTCAGGGGCCGCGGCGGACGTTTTAACGAAGGCGCGCAGTGCTTCCTCGCTGAATTCATCCTCAAAGCCCCATGCGGTGACGATGCCCTGCAGGGTTTCTACTTGCCGCTCCATTGCTGCTGCTGTCACTTCACGGACATTGGCACCACCCTGGACCAGCTCCGCCAGCGCCTTCTGGTGCTCGTGCTTTTTGTCGAAATGCTCTGCCAGCTGTTCGCGATCCAGGAACTTGAAAGTAAACGGAACTTCGACAGCCGCGCCGCCGGCACGAGGCACGGCGACGGTTACGGAGAAGGTAGGGTTGGGCTCGATGCGGAACGTGGTCATTTCTTCCCCTTACACCGCGAGATAGCGAAGCGGACGGCCGGACAGGCCCACGCTGATGGTTCGCGTCATGAGCTGGTTGCGCTCGGTGGTCGGCGTCGGCGTGATGCTGACGAAGCCCGGATAGAGGATCTGGTCGCCGTTGCGGAGCTTCAGGCGGATAACTGTCAGCTCCTTGGATTCGTCGTAGCCCTCCACCGCCCCGACATAGCTGGCAGTTGGCTGATCCTCGACGGTAATAGACAGGCTCAGCGGGTTACGGTTGGTGGGCATCTGGCGATCGTCGTCATCTTCCAGATACCCGACGGTCAGGAACTGCTGTTCGCCACCAGCAGCGGCAAAGCTGGTGATCTTCGAAATCTGCACCCAGCTTGTCACCGGAATGACCGATCCGATGCCGGCGCCAGGGGTGTAGATCTCATCATCGGTCGTGTTCAGGCCGGCAAGCGCGAACTCATCCGCCGCGGAATCAGACACGCGCGCGGCGCGATCGGTGATCTTCGACCAGCCCGAATTCAGCAGAATGACGTCCCCGTCCTCCAGGCTATGCCCAGCCGCGGTCAGTACGGGCGGCGCGGCGTTGGTGATAGCAGTAAACGGGATGGCGGAGCCGAGAACGGATGCGATCTCGACCACTGCGCCGTTGGGCAGCGGGAAGCGTGCGGCCATGGGGTTTTCCTCGTAAATGCCCGCCAGATGGCGGAAGGGTTCGCCCGGGCGGGCTATTGATCAGCCAGGCCCATGTAGGTCAGGCTGACTGGAACGGTGTATGTGGCTGGCTCAATGATGGTCGGCCCAGGGGATGGGGGCTCGATGATCTGTCCTTCGAAACCGGCGCGGACCAGTTCGGAATCAACCGGCAGCAAGGCGTTCAGTTCGTCGGTAATCGCCTCGTGAACCGCTGACGGCGTACCGGACGGACACACGATGCTGATCTGGTAGATTCCGCGATATTCCAGCGCCTCGCTGGCCAGGTATCGGCTGGAGGTGCTTGCCGGCAGGAGGAAGGCGCGGAGGTAGGTTTCTCCTGCTGCTGGCTTGAACTCTGCTGTTCCGTAGGCGATGCGGATCGGTCTGGCCGACGCCCATGCAGCAAGCTTCATCTCGATAGCCTGGCGTGCGCGTGCATGACTCACTGCGTCACCTCGCGCACGGCCTCATCGACCATTTGGTTGAAGCCGTCCAATGTAGTTCTCACGAAACCGGTTGGCGCCTGGTTGCTATGCCCATATTCAAGTGGGATTCCGTATACCAAGTTGTTCACCAGGTATGCTGTCTGCCCGAAAGTCAGGTGCTGAGCATCAGCCACCAAGCGGGCGATAGTGTCGTGCCCAGTCTTGTCGTAGTTGTCCAGGCTGGCGCTGGCCGGCTCGTCAACAGTGAACTGCCAGTTCCCGCGGAAGCGTCCGGTATCGACAGGCGACAGGCGTATCACTGTCGAGCCGATCTCGATCACCACGCGCCGGAAAATTTCGTCCATGTCGTCCAGCGTCTGGTCCCGGAAGCGCATCAGCGACAGCGCGAAATCGCCCTGCAGCCCGCCATACCGGGTTGTCATGTGATTCGCCATGCCTACGTCCTCGCCTGCACTTCGAAACCGACTGTCAGGCCCGCGTAGTTCCATGGCTTGACGCTCACGATGGTGTAGGTGCCGCCATCGAACTGGATACGGTCTTGGGTTCCAGGCTCCGGCATATCGGCGCCACTGAGTTGAACCGGCGACACCAGCAGCTTCACATCGCCCTGCTTGATGTAGGTGCCGTCGATATCGTCCTGCCGATAGGTGTCGCGGAATGCTGACCCGTCGTATTGGTCGGTGGTGGTGGAGGTCCCGCCGGTCACGGGGTCGTACTCACCCTCTATAGCCCGGATAAGCGCCATTTCCAGGCCCTTCCCGCCTCTGCTGCGGGGCGCCAGCATGCGCACCGCCAGAGCGCGGCTGCGGTCGTAGATATCGGCCATTGGTTACGCCTTGAGGTGGTAAATGCAGATGCAACGGCAGTTAGCGATCTCATCCATACCCGCGCCGAGACTCGAATCACCCGGATATAGGAGTAGTTCTCCGCTGTTGGTGCGAAATGGCCGACCAAGCAAGGCTCGCTGCCCGCGCATATCGCGATGGCTATTGCGCACCTTCTCGTCGGCCCGGTCGCGCCACTCCTTCTCAATTCGGGAGCGATCTAGCCCTTGCTCGACCAGTTGCTCCCATGCGCGATCACGACCGGCACTGAAGGATTCTGCCGCGGCGGTGCGAGCCAGCATTTCAGCGTGCGTTGCCAGCAGGCGCTCGGCGTATCTGCCGGTAATCCTGTCAGCCTTCTTGCTCTCTATGGGTGTGCCCGTCTCGATTGCGCGCCGAACGATGCTGTCGAAGCGGCGATCGCGCCGGGCCCGTTGTAGGTACTGCTTGAGCTGGTCTGGGTCGCCACTCAATAACTGCCGCCGGGCGTTGGCGACGTACTGCGCCATGTTCCCCGGAAGACCCAGCACACCGCCGGAGCGCTGTCCGGTCTGCGGACTGAGGCGTCCCACCAGATCAAGAGCCGCCTGCCTGGCGGTGCGCGCAGGACCGGCACTGGCTCTCCGGCTGGCAAGCACGGAAGCGATGGCCTCGCGCACCGACTCGGCAGCCTCCTGTCTCACGCTCCTGGATTGCTCCGACAGCCAGGCCTGCGCCGGCGGTAGGCTGATGTCAAACTCAGGTCGGCCAATTTCCTGCCGCAGCTGACGCGGGATGACGATTGCAGCCATCTCCCTCCGACCGCCGGCAAGAAAGGCAGCGCGTAGCCCTTCCGCGAGCAACGCCAGCGCGCCAAGGCTCAGCAAATCAACCAGAGCACCCTCATTCTCGTCCGCGATCAGACGCTCCACCTCTGCAGCGGTGGCGGCGTCCACTGTCGATCGCACCGAATCCAGATAGGCGCGCTGCAGGCCTGGCTCTAAAGCTTCGATGTGAGTGAGGATTTCGGCAGCGTTCATACCACCCGAACCCCGATTCCCGGGCAGCGAACGATCAGCAGCGGATACAGCAGCGAGTCGATGGCGCCGATCACCGGGCGGATGCTCGGATTACCGTTCTTGGCCACCGCGAATTCCTGCTCCAGCGGGCCGACCTTCTCGCGCTGCACCACCTGGGACGGCACGAAGTCGGGATTCAGGCTGCCGGGCTCGACGAGCTCGCGTACAGCCCCTTCGTAGGCGGCATATTCAATTGCCCTGGGAACAGCGCCGGATGGCACAGGATCGCCCATGCGATCCACGGCACCCGCGCGCGGCCACTGCAATTCCTGCTCGTATCCGCCGGATTTCTTTCCGGGGAATGCGTAGGAGCATCCCGCAGTGTTCGGGACGGGCATGCCGATCATGCCGTCCACATACCACGACGCCCGGACGAGCGCGGCCTGCTTGTCCGCATCAGCTGCAGCGGCCCAAGCAGCATTGCCGCGAGCAGCCCAATACGCATCGGCACCGGCCAATGTTCCGTAGAAGTCAGGCATCGTGATATCTCGAATAGGTGGGCCATCGCTGGCCCGGGTGTTACGACTGGGCGTCGGCCTTGGCCTTCGCCAGCTTCTCGCGCAGGGTCTCGACCTTGCTGCGCTTGTCGGCCTCGATGCCGTAGGTCTTCAGCTCGGCGATGAGCTGTTCCTTCTCGGCGTCCTCCGCATCAGCGCTGCCCTTGCCGGACTGCTGGGCGTCGGCCTTGGCCTCCAGGATGCCGTTGGACAGGTAGTAGGCGACCACCTTGTTTCCCTTCAGCTTGTCCCAGTCCTTGACCGGGACGGTACTGCCAGGCGCGATGACGACGCCACCCGGCAGGCCGATGGGCGTTACGCGGTGCTTGTTGGTGACTTGCATGGCCAGGCCTCCTTAGATGCCGTCGACGTAGAGCATTTCTTTCGGGCGGCGCACATCGACACCACCGAGACGGAAGATGCCGGGGACTTCCCAGCGCAGCGGGCCAGCTTGATAGGCCGGCAAGAAGCGGTGGGGCATCGGGATGTGGAGCTTCACGACGTTCGGATCGCGGCGGTAGGCAACCATCCGGCCGGTATTGCCAGCGCCGGCAGTGTCCAGTCCACGCATGGCGCGAATGACCAAAGGGCGGCCAGTCTGTGCGGTGTAGACGTTCTTGCTCTGCAGCCAGGACAGGATGGTGTCGGTACCATTGTCGTTCAGCGGGGTGGTGCTGATGTGCAGGAACGCGCTGTACGGCAGCAGAAGGGTATCGGCCAGCCCGGTGTACAGAGTGCCAGCGTACTGCCCCGCCAGCGCGTTGTTCACGTCAGCCAGAATCTGTACCGGCGTAGCGGTGGACCAGTCGCCGGTGGTCGCCGCTGCTGCGATAACGCTCGGCGCATTGATCAGGCCATAGAAGCCCTTGGTGGTGTCGCCATACAGCGCGACGCGGTCCACCATCTCCTCGTAGGCACGACGTGCGGCCATGGCATCGGCTGCCGGAAGGTTCAGGCCCAGCATCTGCGCCTGGCTGATCTCCTCCAGGCCATAGCCGTAGCCGATACCTGCCATATGGATGGCGGTCTCGTGCTTGGCCAGGTCGGTTCCAGCGATCGGGATGTCATCGGCATTGCCGTTGATCCAGTCCGCTTTGCCGAACTTGTCCGAGGAGTAATAGGTGACGGTTTTCGCCCACGGATGGGCGGATGTGTCGACCGGAACCAGCGAGGGATACTGGATATCGGGGTAGACGGTCTCGTTGACCTGGCGTTCGATGTACGCGGTCTGCGAGGTGACGAAACCCAGGGCGGCTTGGGCATCGATAAGCTTGAACGGTGCGTTCATGGTCTCTCCTTACGGGGCGGCGGTCGCGGCAATCACGCCGAGGCGTACCTGCGCGATCTGGTTGGCGGCGGAGGTGCTGGTGTCGTAGCGGGCGCCAGGGATGGTCACGCCACCCAACACCACGGCATCACCGGCGGCAACGGCGGCGGGGGCTGTCACCCAAACGGCGCCATCGGTCATCAGGCGGACAGAGTCGTACTGGACGAACTTGTCTTCCTCGGCGCGGAGGGAGCGCTCGCGGACGGTGATGCCAACGAACTCGGCGGCGGTGCCGGTGCCAGTGACACCTTTGTCGTTCTCACCCTGGAATGCCGGAACACCGAAGCCGATACCGGCTGCATCCTCGATGGTGCGAGAAATGAGGGTCTTCGGGATCATGTCGACGATCTGGCCGGGCACGCCGGCGCGAATATGCTCGTTGTACTGGTCTTGAACGGCCATTACTTGCTCTCCCCTTTCCAGGCGTCAGCGAGACGCTGTTCATACGCGGTCTGGCCGTTGTCGGCCGGATTGGTCGGCTTGCCATCCTGCTGACGCATGTGCTGGCGGACCGGGTCCTCTGCCGCATCTTCAGCAAGGATGTCGAAGCGCGCGGCGATGTAGGCGTCGGCCTTGTCCTTCACAGCGGCATCGCCCAGCTTGGCCACCACTGCAGCCTTGCGGATTTCCGCTTCGGACTTGCCGGTGTAGTCGCCGTCGGCGATCTGCTTGGCGGTGGAGATCAGGTCAGCACGCTCCTGAACGCGCTTGTCGATGTCTGCGTCGCTCAGCTGCTTGCTCTTGAGCGAGTCGATCTCGGCGTCCTTCTTGGCCAGCTCGGCGTCCTTGGTCGCCATGGCGGCTGCATGGCCGTCTGTCAGGGTTTTGATGTTCACCTGGGCATCACTGAGCTGCTTGTTCAGCTTCTCGATTGCCTGGGCGCCTTGCTCGGTGGTCTCGATAGTGAGGCCATCGACAAGGAGTTTCCGCAGTGCATCAGCCATGTCATGGCCTCCTTTCGGGTCGTCTTGCGCTTGAGGTTGAACACCAGGGGCGCGCTGATCCCCGATGCGTAGTTGCTCGCCACCCCTGGCGCGATCGACAAGGGCGAGATGGTTCATGCGCATGCTTTCGATGCGCGCGTTGTAGGTCTGGCCATCCGGCGTCACGCCGTCCTCGAACACCACCGTGGCCTCGAGCCCCATGGAGAGCTCGCGCTTTCCAGCCTCGTAGTCGCGGATGGCAGCGGCATCCATCAGCACCAGCGGCACCCGGACGAAATCACCGTCGCGCAGTACCTCGGAACCGGTCTGGCCGACGGCAAGCTGTTTCCAGTTGCCGGCATTCACGTCGCCGTGGTGGTCATTGGTCATGGGGCGATAGGCGTATGAGCGCATCGCATCCTCGGCGAACACCGCTTCCGGAGGGCGGTAGACGCGGATGATCGGAACGTCCGGCTTGCCCACCTCGCTGCCCAGGTATTCCTGAATTCCTGTGCGCGCCACCCGGGCATCAGCCACGAGATAACCGTCAGTGGTCCGGCGAACACCGGAAACCGACACGGAGTCGTGTAGAAGCATTGCGAATCCTCGGCGGCTCAGCCGCCCAGCGATCAGAAGGTGGTGGGGCGGGCGACTGCGCGGGTGAGTGCCATCAGGCCCGTCTGCAGGTCTGTTGCACCGATGTTGAGCCAGCGGCCGTCTAGGTCCGGATTGGCGCGAAGCTTCTCGACCAGCTCGCCGAGTTCCACGCCTCTAGCCTTGATCTCGTTCATCAGGGCCGCTTCAGCCTCGTTGAGCTGGCGGTATCCAGTGATCTTGGGTTGGACGAAGGTATCCATGTCATTCCTCGCTCAGGTTGTCGGCCCAGTCCGGCTTGATCTCCTCGAAGACCTCCGGGCCAAGCTCGATAACGCCGCGGTATGGCTCGACCTTCGCGAGGTCAACGCCACCGGGCTGGTAGGTGAACGTGATGTGCGGCTGGTAGTCCGGCCAGTCCCAGGAGGCGCCGGCGTCGCGGATTTCGACGTGGCGCCAGGTCAGGTCGGAGCAGTTGAACAGCAGCACCACCGCGCCCTCGCCGAACCGCTCGACCAGGCGCGGGCCGCCGGCTGAGCATGTGAGATTCCCATTCGGCTTCACCGTCCAGGTCTGGTGGACCTCCATCCAGTCGACCGGGGTGCGGCTGTAGGCGATGGTGACGTGCAGGTCTTCCGCAGCCAGCGTGGTCTCGAAGCCCTGGCCCTTCGCCCAGGCGATGATCTCGTCCGCGTTCAGCACGCGCCGGGACACGTAGAGCGAGCGCGGCGCGGCGTCGGCCAGCACCTGGCGATCCTGCTCGTCGACGCCCTCCTCCTCGTCCGGCAGATCGTCGCCGAACTCGTCCATGGCAGCCTCCAGCCCAGGCAGCACGCTCTGTTCCACCAGCAGCGTGGTAGATGCTTGGCTTAGCGCATCGGCGTGCCAGAGCTTCGTTTCCCCGAGGATCTTGACCGTCTCAGCAGTACGCTTGCCGATCTCGGATCGCTCGGTTGCAGTTGGCTGCCAGAGGGTGTTCCAGGTGTAGTGGATTTCCGCCGGGCGGGAGCCTAGCGCGGACCGGATCAGGCACTCGTCGAGCAGCCCCAAAGCTGGCCCTATATCAAGCTCCTGCATCGCCTGGACGCGGTCGTAGTAGTTTCGAAGGTCAGCCTCTCCCGTCGAGTTGAGCCCGGCAGGTGACTGGCCAAGCAATCGTGTCGCCGGAATATCTGCCGCCCCTGATACCTGCTGCAGAAATCGGTCGATGATGTCCGGGAGCGAGCCGAAGGAGGCTTGCTTGCTGTCGTACTCCTCAGCGGCATCGAGCAGCAGCGTGCCATTGATGCCCTTGGCCATGGCTGCAAGGCGGATGCGCTCCATTACCTGCTTTTCGAACGCAGGGTCCTGCAGCTGCTGCATGAAATCCGGAATCTTGATGACGTCGACCTTCGCCTCGAACACCAGGCTCGCGACGTTCGCCATCGTCCCGTCGGATTGCTTAATAGCCTCAAGCAGTGCCTGCAGCACCGAATCGCCCCAGCCGAACTCGGGCCCGACAGCCAGCTCCGGGTCTGGGTGCTCGGCGCCGGTAAAGATCACCAGTCGGGATGGGTGGATCTCGATCGCGCTTCCGGCCAGGCGGTATGCCTTTGGTAGTCCATAGCGCTCCGATTGCGGGTCCTGCTCGAGCTCTGTTGGTGAGAGCTGCCTGCGATTCATCACCGTGAGGTAGCGGACGCCCCCCTGGCTGATGCGCTCGTCGCTCAGCGGCAGCGACGTGTCGCGCTCGCCAGTGCCGATGAAGATAGCCGCCCCGCCGAACAGTCTGGCGCGGGTCATTGCCTGCTTGACCTTGCGGCGCAAGTCCAACCGTTTCTCCTCTGCCTCGATGCGCTCAATCTGGTCTTTGCCCGCCTGCCAGCCCCGCCAGCGGCGTGTCGCGTCCAGCGCGGGGATGTCGACGATCTTGCGCGGCAGCCAGGCCCCCCGGTAAGCGTTCGTCAGCTCCTGATCGCTCAGGAATACAGGGGCGTAATGCGATCCTGCCGCCTTGTCGCGCTCGGTGCCCATGTTGGCCACGAGATTGACCAGCTTGTCGCTGAGGTATCGAACGACGCCCATTAGGAAACACCTGCGAGGGAGTACCTGTTGATTGGGTACTCTTTGTGGATGAAGTAGCCGCCAGCGTCCGGCCGGTGGTCGTTACCCTGCTTCTTGTCGGGCTCACCGTTGGCGCCCCACACCTGCTGCTCTAAGTCATCGGCATAGCTAGGGCATTTTTCCGCGTTCACTCGATATCGCCGCTGCCCTGCCGCATTGCAGAACATCGCGTTCATCGAGTTGATGCGGTCCTTGACCGGTGGGTTGCTCGCCGGGGCCGAGACCATGAAACCAGCCTGCTTGAGCAGGGAGATATCGGTCTCACTGGCCCGGACTGACTTGCGCGAATCACCCGAGGCGTCTGGGTAGATACGAATCTGTCGCGTGTTTCGGTAATCGGTCCCATCGAAGAGCCAGTAGCGCTCTTTGATCTGGCGGATCATGTCCGGCGTGTCGTACCCATTGATGATCTCGTCCACCGCGTGCGGCAGGCCCAGGCGCTTTACATGAACCACCGCGGACATCTTGCCGACGTTGAAGTCCATGCCTATGAACAGCGGCTCGCCGGGCTGGATCGTCTCCTGACTGGCGTTGAGCTTGCGGTCATAGGCGGTGTAGATAGTCCCTGACGTCAAGTTAACGAACTGGCCGTTCAGGTAAGCCATGATCAGTTGATCTGGGTACGACTCCATCAATGATGGGATGTAGTCCGGGGGCAAGTTCAGTTCGTTGTCGAACGTGCTCGCCTGCACCAGGCCGTACATCTCGTTCAGCGCCGGCTTCTCGCGCAGCTGCTTCACGAACTGTTGATATACGAACTTGAACCCTTCCGGGGTCGTAGTTACGTCCACGCCGTTTTTCAGCCCGTCCACGTTGTAGCGCATACGGGCAATGATCTTGCGCCAGGCTTGCTGAGCCTTGGGCGCAGGCAGCACATCCAGCTCGTCGACCAGGGCATGTCCGATCTTGAAGCCGACGATGGTTTGCGGCTTCTCCATGGAGCGGCAGATGGTTGTGCTGCGATATTGGCCGCCGCTATAGAACTCGACCTCCTTGTCGCTCTCCTTGGTCTTGACCCTCAACCCCCAGTCGAAGGCGACTTCCTCAATGGTCGGGAAGAAGATGTCGCGGATCTGCGGATAGGTCGGCGCGAAGTAGCCGGAGTTGATCCTAGGCCATTCCCAGACGTGCTTGCAGATGCCTGCGCAGCCTACCCAGGTCTTGCCGCTGCCAAAGCCGGCGACGAACCCGCGGAACTTGTGCTCCATTTGGAGGAAGCGCGCCTGCGGGAGGTTAAGGGTCGGCATCAGGCTTTCTCGCGTCCACAACGGTGACGGTCACGCTCGACGGAGCAACGTCGCCCGGGCCGGCCTCGACCTTCGGCTGACGATTCACATAAACGTCGCCACACTCCTTCGCCGCCTGCTCCAGCAACTGAGCGGTCAGGGCCATGTTCTTCATGTTCTCGGCTTTCTCAGCCATGCGGCCCAAGGTCCGAAGCCGGTACGCGCGGTTCGCTATCGGGATGTCCCCAGTCTCTTCACGGAAGCGCTTGCGGGCTTCATGGAACAGGTCGGCCCACTTCTTGGCCAGGCGCTGGCCTGCATATTTGGTCGGGTCGTGCGATTCAACCTGCTGGCGGGTGATCGTAATGCCGAACTCGGTCTTGACCGCCTCTGCTACCTGCGATGGCGTGTCGAAACAGGCAAGCGCCTGAACGATGAACGCTTTGACCTCGCTTCGAAGCACTGCCATAGAGTTGCCATCCGTCAAATCCTGTCACTGAATCAGGCCGACTTGAGCAGACAGGTTCCGCAGGCCCTCGAAATGTTGATCTTTGCCACTTCGGGCGAGTTACCGGCTGCGTCTATCAGCCGCTGGACTTCTTCACTGGCACCGTAGCGCCGAACCACTCCGACGAACTCTTCGACGTCGTGTCCTTTCAGGAACAGGCTCGGCATTCCGTCCTGCCTGAACTTGGGCGCCCCGAACTCGTCGGTCTTCTGGGCTATGTGGAATAGTTCATGCTCAACGAGCGAGCAGAACTCGGCATCGCTGCACTGCGAACTGTAGTCGGCAGCCAGGGTGATGAGGTAATCCGGCACTCGACCGAACCAATTCATCATCTGCTGCTCTTGCCGTGCCTTCTGCCAGCCCCCGGCGCGGAACATGACCTGCTCTGCCTGGCCAAGCACCACTCGGCCCTGCTTGGCGAACCCCGTGGAGGCCCACAGGACGCCTATATCGGCATCGATCAGGTGGCCGTGGTCGGGGTTATGGATGCTGCCGGAGTCGGCTAGTATCTGGTCGCTGATCCACTCCCAGACTTCGGGCGCTGGCCGAAGCACGATGCCGAACTCGCCAACCTCGACCAGATCGGCTGGAGGTATTGGCCGTACGGTCATGATCAGAACCCTTGGTAGTCGTCACTCATCCCCGCCGCCTCTCCCTACCATCCCACCCATACGGATGCCGAAGGACCTTGGATAGGTTGCCGCCGCAGCGCATCAGTGAGGCTGTGAGCACGGCCAGCAGCAGGACCATCGGCCATGCCTTCACCGGCACCACAAGCTCCCCGGCGAGGATGTAGATCACGGTCGCACCGCAGCAAGCCATGATCAGCGCCGCCATAATCGAGACGTCGCGGCGGAACGTGGCGTCTCCGCGGCGGTAGGTGAACATGCGAACAAACATCACCAGGCTCAGGGCCAGCGTTGCGTAGGTCAGAGACTTATCCATCGATACCACCGTTCGGCGATGCCGATTGGCGCCGCCTCTTGAGTGCTGCCAGGGATACCGTGACCACCATCAGAGATGCGCCGAATGCAGCTGGGGCTGGCAGCGTAAAGGGCTTGATGCCCCACAGCTCGATGCCGGTGATCGCCGGGGCCAGGAGATAGCCCATCACGAACGAGATCAGAAAGTAGGTCAGGCGCTCCGGCAGAGGCAGCTCCTTCGCGCTGATGAAGTAGATCACCGACCCACATAACGACCCAACAGCCGCAGCGCTATCCACTCCAGCAAGCAGGCCGGCAAGCCCGGCGCCCAGCATTCCAGCGCCAAGTAAGCCGGTAGATGTTGGCTCGGCCATGGGGACTCCAGTAAGCGGCTCTGCAGCGTGCCGGGTTGGCTTAAAAGCCGCTTCCGTACGGATCGGAAGTGAGAGCCAGAAACGACGAAGCCCCGACCAGATTGCTCTGTGCCGGGGCTTCATTTGTTTGGTGTCAATCCTTAACGCGCAAGATCGACAGGATGATCAAATAATGTTGCATCGTTGCGCGGGTGTCAAGCGGCATCTGCCATCAAAACGCCTTCCTCCTGAAGTATCTTGCCAGACGCGGCCAAGGCCTCGGCCACCATTTCGTCTAGCACCCTATCGATGGCCTTCTTCCAGCGCCAATAGGTGGTTCGATTCAGGCCCTGGCCGTCCCAGGTGTTGATATCGTAGAACTCAGCCGGCAGTACGATCATGTCGGTGGATCGCTTCACGTACTGCTCGCGGCGCGCCTGGCCGACATCCTCTGTCATCTCACCACCTGCCAGATGCTTGACCACACCAGCCTGCAGCGAATCGAACTGTGCACGCTCCCGGGCAGCACGGCTGGCCACCTCCTGCCCGGACTGCACTTGCACGCCTTTGACTGGCGGGATGGCCCAGGCAGTCACGGCCTTGTAGCGGAACAGGTTCGGCGCCTGGGTGGCGATCAGCGGCACCAGCTTGCCGATGGCTTCCACCTTTTTGACCTTGTGGGTCGAGAACCTGGCCATCAGCGCATTCCAATGCCGCGGTATCAGCTGGCTATGGAGACGGGCATATACCCAGCAGTCGGCATCCATGCGGGTGATGCCCTGCTCGCCGGAAGAGCGCATCAGGCTTTCCAGGCTGCCGCCTTCCGCGTATCCGGGGCGATACAGCTTCTGCCAGGCCTGCTTGCTCGTGTTGTCGATGGCCTCAGCTGCCAGGGCGGAAACCACTGCGGCGAGTGTGCTGGTGTAGATCATACTGCCTCCGACTTCTGTTCTATCTGGATGCCCTGGCTTTCAACGCTTCCACAACCGCATCCCGCACACTCACAGGCACGGTCGATAGCAATTCCTTGCCCTTCCGATTCCGCTCCTCTCCCTTCAGTCCCAGACACTTCCACCGAATCAAGCAGGCTGTCTTGTCCGCTTCGATCAACTGCCGATCCATCGGACTCAAGGAGGCCAGATTGGATGAGCCATTCACGCCCAAACCCTTCATAGGCCGCTCCGTCGTTACCGTTCTGTCCAATTACGTCGATGCGCGAGATCTTCATTTCTCCAGCCCTTCTAGTTCGATCAGCAGGTCTATGTAGTGGCGGGCCTTGCGCAGATCCTCCAGGCCGTTCTTCTCTCTCCAGCGGGTCACATACTTGACGATGTTGCCCTCGCAAAATCCGAGGCCGTTGGCGTGGATGTACTGGATCGGCTGGATAGTCTTACCCTTGTAATGGCTGCCGCCTGGCTGCTCATCTAGCGCGCTCATGCTGCTTCCCTCTTGAGGCTTCGAGTCATTGCGCGGAACTTGGCCTTGAGCGCCTTCAGTTCCTCGATGGTGTAGCGCGGTGGTTCATGCGGCCCTTCCAGCCACTCGACCTGGTCGGCGCCGATGCGCTCCACCAGGTTGATGCGGTAGTTCACGATGTCGCCGGACTTGTGGTTATTGCAGGGGGCACATTGGCGGTGGCAGTTGAGCGGGTGGAAACGCAGTTCTGGGTTGCCTCCGACCGTACGGTAGTGCCCGGCATGCCATTGGCCCTGGTGGAAGCGGCCGCAGCTGATGCACGGCAGATCACGGTCACGCTCGCGAATCCACTCGTTGAAGGCAGCCTGCGTTTCGCGCAGGTGGTCGCCCTTGGTCTTGATCCGCTCCCGTGCTGCTCGGCGGGCTGCTCGCTCCTGCTTGTCCTGTTCGCGCGACTGCCTGGCCTTGGTGGCCTGTGTCAGAGCGATGGCACACGCGACGCTGCAGGCGGTCTGCAGCGGGCGGGCCGGGACAAACTCGGTTCGGCATGCGGTGTTGCGGCATTTCTTGGGCCGGGGCTTCTTGGAGGTGGCCAGGGTCATGCCGCCGCCTCCCCAAGCAGATCACCGAAGAACACGCCGCGCCCGGTGAACTCGGAAACGATGCGATCGGTGTACTCGATGCCCTGCTTGCGATTGAAAAGGCGAGTGACAGCCAGCCCTTCCGGCCCGGCGACGGGATGCGCGCCCATCAGAGCCAGCTTGTCTTCGTAGCTCCAGCGCAGAAAAAGGCGATCCCAGGTTTCCCGGTAGTCAGCACAGTCACGGAGCAGGATGCGGACGCCCACATGCAGCTTGCAGTAGCTCCGGGCGTCCTCTACGTCACCGATGTTGGTCATCTGTGCGATGCGCTCGTACAGGGCGAACCAGAGGGCGTTCTGGTCCAGGGTGCGGTCCTTTCCAGGGCGCAGGCTCACCACGACATACTTCTTCTCGCGGTACATGGCAGTCAGCCGTGTGATGGCCTCGGAGAGCCTGGCGGCGCTGTTGACGGAGATTCGATCAGCCATTTCTCTTTCCTCCGCGCCCAGCCCTCACCAAAAACTCCAGACTCGCGCAGGCGCCAATGGCGATGAGCCAGGCGAGTGCGATGATTGGGGTGGTCATTGCGAACCTCCCATCATCGAGCGCGCAGACTTGCGCATCGGGCGCACGTTGGTCTGGGGCTCGTCATCGTCCCGGCGCTGGGCGCAGGAGACGAAGCGGGCGAAGTCACCTTGGAACTGGAGAAGACAGAAGCCCGGCTTGGCGTGACGGCACTTAACAACGTCGATTTCAGTGATGCCGTTCTGGCCTTGCTCGGTCGCCATGTCGCGGTGAGCCATGATGATCATGTCGGCGTCTTGTTCGATCTCGCCGGAGTCGCGCAGGTCGCTCATCTTGGGCTTGCTGTCGGCACGGGATTCGATGCTGCGGTTCAGCTGTGCAAGAGCAACGATGGGTACACCCAGCTCCTTGGCCAGCGCCTTCAGTCCGCGACTGATTGCGCCAAGCTCTTGGTTCCGGTTCTGGTGCTTTCCGTTTTGCTCGGTGGCGATCAGGCCCAGGTAATCGATCACGATCACGTCTAGCGGCTTGGCGCGGTGCTGGAAGCGGGCGATTGAGCAGATGCGGGAGAAGGTCAGCGCCGGCTTGTCGCAGATGCGGACGTCTGCCATGGCGATGCGGTTTACTGCCGCGTTCATGCGCGTGCAAGCGTCATCGTCATCAAGCGCCTTGCCGGTGTCGATCAGACTTTGGCTGACGTTCGAAAGAGACGCCAAGGATCGCTTGGCGAGTTCAGACCTCTCCATCTCCAGAGAAAAGATCAGTGCACTGCCACCCTTGCGGACAGCAACCTCATCAGCAAGGCCGACCCCTAGAACGGTTTTGCCGGTTCCGGGACGGCCAGCGATGATCGCCAAGTTTCCCGGGCGAAGACCTTCGATAACGCGATCAAGGTCGGGCAGATTGAATTTCAGTCCGACAACCTTCTCGCCCTTCCAGCGCGACTCCATGTCATCGAATACAGGCACCAGGGCATCGCGCAGAGTCACCACGTCCGGTCGCTCGTCGTGCGACGACAGCCCCATGGTGATTTGCTGGGCCTGTGCAATCTGCTCCACGATCTTGCCACGCTGCTGCGCCAGCTCCATGAGATCCTGCCCGGCCTGGTACAGCTGACGAGCCCTGGAACGCTCAAGAACGATACGGGCGTAGTGAACGGCGTTGGCGTCACTGGCGACCTTAGACCACAGCTCACCGGCATACGCCATGGTCGCGTCGCCGCTCGGCAGCTCAGGACGAATCTCGGCCAGCGACAATGGGTCCGGCACGATCTTTTTTGAGTGACAGGACAGGATCAGGGTGTACAGCGCAGAGTTGTCAGCGTCGGAAAAATCGTTCAGCGCAAGGAATGATCCGACTGTCTCGCAGAGGTCCGGCCGCTTCATCAAGGCGCCCAGCACGCCGTGCTCGGCTTCCATTGCGATCAGGGGGCGTTCATGCTGCATCGTATTTGCCCTCCATGAATCGCTGAATTTTGCTGGCAGTGGTCAGGAACTCGAAGTCTGCTTTCCAGCCGCGGTTGTTGATGCCCAGCATGAATGGGCAATCAAGAACGTCGTTGAACAATCCTTCCCAGAACTCCAGACCTCCCTCTCGAACCGGGAATCGGCCATCAAGCTTCAGGTTGTAGGCTGCACGGATATGCTTGCGGTGCGCTTCTGTCACGCCCATGCAGCGTTTCAGTGTGCCGCCAAGGATGGCGTTGTACTGCGCCCGGATTTGTTCGTAGGGGATGCGATCAATCTGGTGCAGTGTGGCCGTTGGCTGCTGAGCGATCGGCTGAGCAGGCGTCGAGGCGGCAGCGTCGACATGCTCTTCTTCAGGAATCAGAGAATCAGGAATCAGAGAATCAGCAGGATTTCCACCGTCCTGCTCCTGATCCTTAACCGTTATCTCACCGTTAACCGCCGTGCTTTTCTCGTCTGCCTCTTTTGATTCGGCGTTATGCTCCGCTGGGATAACTGATGCTTTCTCGGTGTGATGCGGGTTTTGATGCTTCGCCCAGTTCACGATCTGGATGGCCTTCACGCCGTCCTTCTCGTAGCGCCGAATGAAGCCCATCGACTCAAGGCCGGAAAGCATCGAGTCGATATCAATGCTGTCTGCTGGGAACAGCGCCATCTTGATTCGCTTCGGTCGATCTTCTAGGCGACCGGCTTTGTCTGCCTCTGTCCAAAGACCAATGAACAGCAGGCGCGTGGCGAAATCGAGCTCAACGAGAAGTTCGTTGGCAAAAAAACCGGGCTTAATATTTCTTGCTCTAGCCATTTGCAACGGCCTCCATTTCCGCCCGGAACTCTGTCCAGTTGCGGACTTCCTTGGCGTAGTCGATGAGTTCTTCAACATCCAAGCCAGCCGCTACAGCGTCCTGCATCAGCTTCATCACCTGCTTTTCGTTGACATAGATTCGGTTGCGGAGGATTCCGCGGGCGTAGCGCAGCCGCTGGGCTGCCTCTGGCAGGCGTTTCACTGCGCAGATTTTTGGAATACTGAAAAAGAAGGACTGAATGTCTTCTTGGTCTGGAGAAGGAGGAAGCTTTTCGTCAGCGATCTCCGCTGCACACATGATTTCTTCGAAGCTGTACTTCTTTAGCCATTTGCGTACATGGCTTTTGCCGGCCTCGTTGACTGTGTTGCCCGGAATGAACTGTTCGATACGCGTTGCCGTCTCGTCGACCAGCTCTTCATTCAGGCCAGCCAGAGAGTCACGCCAGGCGAGCATCATTTCCAGCTGCTCGCGTCGCTCGTTGAGCTCCTCAAGCTGCGCGCGCTGTTTGTCCAGCGATGCGGTATCAGTCAGAAGCCGATCGGATTTTCCTGAGTTGCAGGCTACGCATGCGGTCAGGAGATTGATGATCTCGTTATCGCCGCCTTTGCTGACTGGGTTGATGTGATCAATATGGAGAATGGCATCGGGTGCCTTTGCCCCACAGTACTGACAGGTGAAGTTGTCGCGCTTGAAGACCTCAAAACGGACAGACTTGCGAATAGCTTCGCGCTTACTCATACTGAACAGGTCCTTGATTTTGATGTTGCTTCACTTCGCGCTTCTCGGTTGCCGCCGAGTCACGCAACGAAAGCCGCAGGTACTGCAAACACAGTCCTGCGGTTTTTTGTTTTCTGGCCTTTGTCACGCAGCCGCGAACCATGCCGGCCGCAGTCACTGCCATATCTCGATACTCATCACGCGAGGCAGCGGGAATCCCCTCCTCAGCGCCCATACCGGACAGAACGCGATCCAGTACGCTGTTGATGTGCTGCGCATTGCCCATCTCGTCACCCTTCACTGTTCTGGTACTGGATACAAAACCAGCACCACCGTCCCGATTTCTCCGCCCTTCCCTGGCTCCTAGAATGGGAACCATGGAAACCACTGACAGGGATGTCTCTTAGGCGGCCTGGCTTCTCGCCGCCTGCGACGGGAATGGGCGTAGTTCTTCTGCGGTGAAAGTGCCATCACCGTGTTCAGTGACATAGATTTCGCGGCCTGCTCCGAGGGCTTTCGCGATTGCTGGAGCGCTCACCCCCAAGGCCTTTGCTACTGCGCCCTGACCGAGTCGCTTAACCAGGTCAGGCAGCGGGGTCTTCTTCATTTCCTTGCCTCGGCGAAAAGTTCTTCGCTGCCAATACTAACCGGCGGTTAACCGAGTAGCAATACCGGCGGTTGCCGCTTTTTGTTAACCAACGGTTTAAATTGCGCAAATGAGCAAGAAAAAAGATCTATCAGCCGAACAGCGCGCCGAATGCGAAGCGGCGAAGGCGCTTTTCGTTTCTCGAAAAAACTCGCTTGGGCTCACTCAGGCCAAGGTGGCAGACGCTGCGGGTATCTCTCCCGCGGCTGTTGCTATGTACCTGAACGGGGTAAACCCACTTAATGCGAAATTTGCTTCGGTGCTGGCCAGGCTGATCGGCGAACCAGTGGAGCGCTTCAGCCCGCGCTTGGCAGAAGAAATTGCAGGTATGACCGCCGAGAAGCGGCCGGCGGCAACTGTTGTTGAAATCGCCAGCAACGTGCAGGGCGAACCCTACCAAGTCAGACCGGGGAGAGTGCCGGTGGTGGGCAAGGCAATGCTTGGGCCGGACGGCTACTTCGAGGCAATGGAATACCCTGTCGGCCACGGCGAAGGCTATCTCAACATCTTCAGTACCGACGAGAACGCTTACGGCCTGCGCGTCGCTGGGCACAGCATGAAACCGCGTATCAAGCACAACGAATTCGTACTTATTGAGCCGAGCAAGGATTATGTGGCGGGCGATGAGGTGCTGGTGAAGACCGTAAGCGGCCAAGCGATGATCAAGGAATTCGTCTATTTCCGCGACGGGCAGTACCGCTTCGACAGCGTAAATAATGCCTTCGATCCGATCTACCTGACCCAAGAAGAAATTGTTTTCATTCACTACATGGGCGCAATCGTGAAGAGCTCTCGCTTTGTTGAAGCCGATTGACCTGGCGCGGCGGGGCGATGATGTAGGGGCTAGGCAGGAAGAGGATGCCAGATTGAGTAATAATAACGACGTATTCCAGTTGAAAGTCGCCATCACGCGATTGCAGCGTCTTGCGCTGCAAAATGTGAGCACAACCATGCATCTGATCGCGGCCATATCCCAGATAGACGACCTTCCGCCCAGCGCAAAGAAGCGAGTCCAAGAGGCAATGCTCACCGTTGATGACCAGATGAGCACCCTGAAAGAGCTTGAGATAATCATTGGGGTGGAGAAGAATGAAGGAGAACATTGATGTCCGAATCCTTCAAGATCGCTACGACAGGCTTCTACGAGAGGTAGAGCAGAGAGGGTCTGGCGGCGATGAACCACCCGGAGGTAATGGCTTGGACAAGCGAATCGAGATCATTGAGAAGGCTATCCCGGATATTCGGGAGAGACTTGCTCGCGTCGAAACAAAGATCGACGGTATCGAGAAGACGATGGCCACTAAGGCTGACCTTGATATCCTCCGCGGCGCGATTTCCACCGATCTACACAAGGCCATCGGGGATCAGACTTGGCGCTTCATCACCGTTTCATGTGTCCTAGCGGGGATAGCCTTCACAGCGGCCCGCTTCATACCCGGCGGCTAGGCCGCCTACTACGCTGAATCCAAGCCCCGCACCTCGCGGGGCTTTTTGTATCCCCTCCCTGGCCGTTCTGGCTATCGCCCGCCCTTTCCGCCATGACCTGCTGATTTCTGATCGACCTGCAGCCCGCCGCTGAGCGGGCTTTTTTGTGGGTGCCTGAAAATTTATTAACCGCCGGTATTGACACGAAAACAAACCGGCGGTTAACTATGCCCATCGACGCAGCACACCGCGCCGACAGGCCGAGAGGCCTCGGGCAACCGGAACGCTCTTTAAAACTTCAGCGCAACAAACAAACAGACCGCATTGCCTCTGCTGGCGACCGGCGATCAGACAGCCCCGAAAGGCTGCCAACGCGAGGAACAACCTCGACGGCTGACGATGGCATAGCCAGAACCGTGCGAACGACCCAGTACGCAATGCAAGGCGCCTAGATCCCCAGGGCGCGTTAGGGGAGAGACTTTCACTGATGCCCATTCGCAAGAGTGGGCATTGGGAAAACAACCGGAGGGAACCCGCAATGAACATCTCAGTTTTGAATTTCGACGCCTACAAGATCGACGTTAACCCAGCCAGCCGCACGCTGATGGGCGTATCGGCATACGACGCGGACGGCGCAACGGTGCTAGCGAACTTCGACATCGAGAAAATCGTGAACCACTTCGGAGCCGGCGAACTGCTGGACGAGATCGGCGAGCAAATCGCCCGCCGCCACTTTGAGATTGAGGGATAGCAAATGGCCCGGTTCAACATCGACGCCAGCCTTAGCAGCGGCAAGCGGCTCCAGTGGCTGGCCATTGCTGACGAAGGCGAAAGCCTGCAGTCGGTCGCCGATCAGGTGAAGCGTGCAGCGGGAAAAAAGTTCGGGCCCGCCGTGATGTTGAAACGCTGGGGCGTGATGCGAGCCAGTAACGGCTACATCACCGTGACGATGTTCGCGTCATAGCGCGCAACGGAGAACGAACCGTCAAGGAATCCTTGGTAGTTCAAACGGAACATTCTGATGCCGATTCGATGAGTCGGCATTGGGAAGACAACCGGCGAGGACAACGCAATGACCATTGATATGACTGCCGACGAAAAATCCATGTTCGAGCTCGGAATGCAATATCAACAGGCGGGGCTGATGCTGACGCCGCATGACTGCCAGCCAGTCGATCAGTTCATTTTTTCCGAGGTGCGCGGGCTGGATCGCACCGAGCAAGCAAGGATCTACAACCGACTGCGTGGATCTTTCAATCGTGGCTGGAATGCCGCTCATGCAGCGGCTTTATGAAGCGACCAACAAGGAACCCCTACATGGACACGATCCAAATTGAAGGGTGGCAAGGACGCCTGGGACAGGGCCTGGCTCCTCGGCAGCTGCTGGCCACGATCTACGCGGCGAAGGATATGACGATGAAGGAGATAGCTCGCTGCATGGATTGCGCGCCTTCGACGGCCAAAAAGACTCTCGATCGAGCGAGATTCAATCTAAGCGAAGACGATCGCCCAATTCGCACGGTCCGCGGGCTGTGCCTTGAGGCTGTTAAGCGCGGAATCATCGCCCCGCTGATGGTGGCCCTGCTGATCGGTGGCGGCAACGTCCAGCAGATGCGCCCGGTACGCCAGCCTGAGTCGCCACGCGCTCAACAGGTGGTGCGCATTCAGCGCTTGGACGAGGCGCAGTTGGCCGCATAACCGCCCCATGGGCACCCATCAGCACATAAAGAGGCGGCATCGGAATGTCGGCGGGGCATGAAAAAAGCTGAACTAGGCTGGCGAGCAATGCCAATCCCCGGAGGCAGCCAGGCCAAATAGTCAGGACCGACATTCCAATGCCGCTTCGTCGGTATCACCCATCAACACATAGGAGGATGAGATGAGCGAATGGATAAGCGTTGATGAGCGCCTACCAGAGGCGGGCGTGGATGTCCTCGTTTACACGCCACCGCAGCCGGGCGACTGGCCAGATAGCGTGCGAATCAGCATCGACGGTATCGACCCAGAGTCGGACGGCGATTACTGGGTTGAGCACGGCGAACACTACGAGCATTGGTGCTGCATCGCGAAGGGTGGCGATGACATCGACTGGCACGGGCCATCGGGAAAGGCGCCTTACACGCACTGGCAACCACTTCCCCAGCCCCCGCAATGACCCCCTATCACGGCTTACTCCTCCTCACCGCTATCTGGATCGTATGGATCATTGCTGAGTGGTGGGGGAGGAATCACTTGAAGGAGAAAATCGATGGAAGCGAAAGAGATTGAGACAGGCGGTCAGGCGTTTCCTGTTGAGGACATCGGCATCCACGGCTCATACGGCATGACCCTTCGCGACTACTTCGCAGCGAAGGCGATGCAGGGGATGCTGGCTTACCCAGGCTGTGATCAGCACGGAAGTCACCACAACAACAACACAGCGGCAGGCGTGGCGGCAATGGCCTATGACTACGCCGACGCAATGCTATCGATGCGCACCAAGTAACACCCCTCCCACCCCAGCACTCACCGCAAAGCCTCCCCTTGTACCTCACTGGTCCTGCGATACAGGACGGGGGCTTTGCAGTGGGTGCCATATCGAGGAAATCCCCATGAAGCTCACACACAACGGCTTCGAGCTTCGTCTCGATCCGGTGGTTGACGACGGCCAGCTTTTCTTCGGCGTCGAGCAGGTCATCCCGGATGGCCCCTATGACGCGAAGGAGCTGGGCGAGTGGCTGATCAAGAACGCCCGAGGCATCGAGATCGCAGCGCGCCGGCAGTACGACGAAGAGACAAGGAGAGCGGCATGAATCAAGACATTCAGCGGGCACTGCTAGACCTTTTCAGCGTGTGCCTGGAGGTGAGCGGCGCCGGCCACCACCACGCACACATGGACTACTCGGCGCACGTCAACTGCGTGACCGTCTACGTCTTGCCGGCCGTTACCGAATACCAGTCCCCCGAGCGGGACCACAAGCTCAGCGAGGACATTTACATCTGCCGCGGCCTTGGCGGAACTGATCAGCAGATCGTAGCGAACCTGAAAGCCCTATCCGATCGGGTCAGCGAGTTCCTGCTACCAGCACAGGAGGAGGCGGCATGAGCAAGGAAGTGAAGCGGTTCACCATCGGAACATTCCACGCCGCCATCGTAAGCGCAGGGTCTGAATGCGTTCTCGCCTCTGACTACGAAGCCCTTCTCGCTGAGCGGGATGCGGCGCGGATGCGAGTCAAGGAGCTTGATCTACTGTTCGGCCGCTACCTGCTGGCCATGAAAGCCGCCGTCATCGACGCAGACCAGCGCGGCGACGAAGAGGGTATGCGCTGGATCTACAACAGCCTGGCAGGCCCGGGTGAGCTGCCGCCTGATGACGAGGTAGACGCTCAAGCGTTCTTCGACCGTGAAATCAAGCCGATCAACGACGGCATGGCTGAGGTAATGGCCTATCACCGCGCCTCCCTGCAAGGAGAGCAGCCATGAAGACTCACTATTACCCTCCATTTCTCGCTGGGGACGAGGAAGCCGAGCGCGGCCCTTGCGGTGTATGGCTAGGTGAAACCAGCAAGTTGAGCGGTGACTGGCGCGCCGTTGACTGCGCGCGCTGCCTCAAGAAAAGGCTGGCGATCACATCCAGCAGCGAAGCCGAAGAGCGCGCCATCGTTCAGCAGATGGGCGACATGGCGGAGTTCATGCGCTCACAGCAAGGAGCCCAGCCATGACCCTCAAGAACATAGCCGGCGCCTTCCTGCTGTATTGCGGAGTGGCGCCTTTCTTAGCGGCTCTCGCCTACGTGGCGCTATTGGGGGGGATGTGATGGCTAGCCAAAGACAACGATCCCTGCGCTACGCATGGTGGCGGGGCTTCGCAGTGACCCTTGCACTACTCACCGGCTGGGCTCTCGCTCACGGCCTTGCAGATCTAATCACCAGCGGGGCGCCGCTATGAGCAATCAGATCACACCAGGGCCTTGGCGGAAAGGCGAGCGCGTCAGCTACGGCGGCAACGCCCACGGCTTTCCAATCTACTTCAACGACGACGGCGAGCAGGTTGCTGACTACGTCTACACCGAGGCAGATGCGGACCTGATTGTCGCTGCGCCTGATCTGCTGAGGGCGCTTGAATGCCTTCTAGAGATGGGCCACGCAAAGGCTGGCGACTTGGCCCGCGCCGCCATCGCCAAAGCGCGAGGTGAAGCATGAACCGCACCCAATCCCTCCCCTACGACGACACCCCCACAGGCCACTCATTCGCAGCGGCGTGGTGGACCCTTACCGGGTTCGGCGTGCTGGCTGGCGTGCTGCTGATCGGCGTCGCGTTTGAGGCGGCGTTGTATTTCATTTTCGGATAACCCCACTACTTCACAGGCTGCGCATGGCGCGGCAAGGAGCCCCTATGTCCACGGAAAACCAATTGGCCGTCGTGCCGCCGAAAGAAACCGCGCTGCAAGTGTTCCAGCAGGCGAACGGTCTTGACCCTTACCTGCAGCACATTCGCGCTGAGATTGATGCGCACGTGCCGGACGTGAGCACTGCTAAAGGACGAAAGGAGATTGCCTCTATCGCCTACAGGGTGGCGCAGTCCAAAACAGCACTGGATGGCATCGGCAAGGAGCTGGTCGCAGACCTGAAGGAGATCCCTAAGAAGATCGACGCCGAGCGCAAGCGGATGCGCGATACGCTGGACGCCTGGAAGGATGAAGTGCGGGCGCCGCTGAATGAGTGGGAGCAGGCTGAAGAGAGGCGCAAGGCGAAGCACGAACACGGCATTGAACACATGAAGACGCTGGCCGCGTTCTTGGATCAAGCGGACAGCGCGACGATCAATGCTCAACTGGCCGAGCTTGAAACTATCGAGATTGGCGAAGCGTGGGAAGAGTTCGAAGCCGAAGCCCATCGGGTCAAGGCTGCCACGCTCACCACTCTGCAGTTGGCTCTGACCAAGCGCCAAGCATACGAAGCAGAGCAAGCCGAGCTCGAACGCCTCCGCGCCGAAGCCGCCCAGCGCGAGCAGAAGGATCGCGAGGAGCGCATTGCCCGTGAAGCCGCAGAGCAAGCCCAGCGCGAAGCTGAGCGGCGCGCACAGGCCGAGCGTGACGCAGCGGTACGCCGTGAGCTGGAACTGAAACTTCAGGCCGAACAAGCAGAGCGCGAGAAGCTGGAAGCCCAGCAGCGTGCCGAGCAGGCGGAGCGTGACGCCGCCGAACGCGCCGAACGCGCAGCAGCAGCCGAACGTCAGCGCCAAGCCGACGAGCAGGCGCGCCAAGAAGCCGAGGCCAAGGCGCGCGAGGCTGACAAAGCGCACAAGGCCGCAATCAACCGCGCAGCACTGGAAGCATTCATCGCAGGCGGCATGACCGAAGAGTGCGCCAAGCAGGCCGTGACGCTGATCGCCAAGCGCCAGATTCCCAACATCCAGATCACTTACTGAGGTAGATCCGATGAGCAACGCCCTAACCATCGCGCAGGACATCTACGGCGCGCGCGATTCATTCGCCCAAGTGCTGACCGACAAAACGCTTAGCTTTGAGCGTGAAGCCGAGTTCGCAATACAGACCATCCAAGGCAATGACTTTGCCACCAAGATCGCAATGAACAACCGCCAGTCGGTCGTGAACGCGGTCACCAACATCGCAGCAATCGGGATCAGCCTGAACCCGGCAAAGCGGCAGGCCTATCTGGTGCCACGCGACGGGAAGATTTGTCTCGACATCAGCTACATGGGCCTGATGGACCTGGCCATGGCTACCGGCTCGATCCGCTGGGCTCAGGCCGAACTGGTCTACCAGAACGACTCATTCGCCTTAAATGGCTTCGATAAGCCGCCAGCGCACCAGTACAACCCGTTCTCGAAGGACCGCGGCGCCATCGTCGGCGTGTACGTGGTCGTCAAGACGGCTGACGGCGACTACCTGACAACCTGCATGAGCCGAGACGAGATTGATTCGATTATGAATCGTTCGCAGTCGGTGAAGTCTGGCAAGTCTTCACCCTGGAAGACGGACTACGGCGAGATGGCGAAGAAGACGGTAGTGAAGCGCGCCTACAAGTATTGGCCGAAGACTGACCGCCTCGACAAGGCGATCCATCACCTGAACACCGATTCAGGAGAGGGGCTGGCTTCGATGAACGAGCAGCCACGCGGCGGCGAACTGGCCGAGAAGTGGATCGCCCAAGTAGTAAACGCCGAATCGCTGGAAGCGCTGCAAAGCGTCTGGCTGGCAGGCAAGGCAGAGATGCAGGCCGCTAAAGACGTGTCGTCGTTTTCTTCATTCAAGACCGCTGTCGAGGCCCGCAAGGCAGCACTGAGCGCACAACCAGCACCGATCGAAGGAGAGGTGCAGGAGGCTGACCATGCAGCAGCAAACTGAAGACTGGTACACCGCCAGGCTTGGCCGTGTTACGGCTAGCCGGGTTCGAGACGTAATGGCAAAGGGGCGCGGAGGCGCCCCTTCTGCTACCCGACAAAATTACATGATGCAGCTGCTATGCGAGCGGCTGACCGGTAAGCGCGAGGAAGGATTCACCAGCGCAGCCATGCAGCGCGGCAACGAGCTGGAGCCGATAGCCAGGATGGCTTACGAGCTGTATGCGGACGCAGAGGTTACCGAAGCCGGCCTGATCCTGCACCCATCGATCGAAGGCTTCGGTGCTTCGCCTGACGGCCTGATCCTGTCGGCCCGAGGCGGCCTCGAAATCAAATGCCCGAATACGGCCACCCACGTCGCCACCATCCAATCCGGCAAGCATGACCCGCAGTACGAATGGCAGATGTTCGCGCAGATGGCTTGCGCCGATCTGGAGTGGGTCGACTTCGTGACCTTCGACGACCGCCTGCCGGATGAACTGCAGTACGCCTGCTTCCGCCTTGAGCGCGACGAGGCGCGCATTCGGCAGATGGAAACCGAGATCAAGCTCTTCCTCGAAGAGCTGGCAGAACTTGAACACGAAATGCGAGAGCGCATGAGGAGTAAGGCGGCATGAATGTCTTTTCGTTTACCGGGAACCTGGGCAAGGACTGCCGCGTAGGGACAGGCCAGGCGGCCATGGTCAGCTTCGGCGTCGGCGTCAAGTCTGGCTGGGGCGACAAGGCTCAAACGATCTGGATCGACTGCACCCTTTGGGGCAAGCAGGCAGAGTCGCGGCTCAGCGAGTTTCTGGTGAAGGGCCAGCAGGTCGCGGTCAGCGGCGAGCTGGGCACCCGCGAGCATGAAGGCAAAACGTACCTGACCTGCCGCGTGAGCACGATTGATCTGGTCGGCGGGAAGCGCGAAGAGTCATCGCAGGATCAGGCGGCTAGGCAGCCGGCCCCTCGGCAGCAGTCGAGCCAGTCCGCCCCGCCGGAAGATGAATTCCTCGATGACATCCCCTTTGCCGACCCCTACCGCGGCGCCCGCTCGCTGCTGATCTGATCCACCCGGGCGCCAAGCGCGCCCTCCTCCCCGGACCATCCCCATGATCGACCAATCTGCAATCTCGCAGGGCGATGCTCTGCGCGCCGGAGTTACGCGCCATATGAAGGGCCGGCTCGTCAGGCGAGAGGTAAACGGCATCTGCGAAAAGCGATGCCCTTCATGCGAGCAATGGAAGCCGCTGGACGATGCCAATTTTCAGTTTCTGAAGAAAACCGCCGCCTGGCAGTGCTACTGCCGACCGTGCCTGTACGCGAAGTCGGTAGCCAGGGCGAGAGCAAAGCGGGAGGCAGCATGAGCCAGAACTGGAGAGCAAGAGTCGCCGCCGAGTTCGGCCAGCCGCTGAACAGCCTGATTCAGGGATTCAAGGATGCAGGGCACAGCGTCAACTCAACCGCGCAGATCATCGGCATCAGCCACCACACGCTGCGCCGGCACTGCGCGCGCGCAGGGATTGAGTTCGAGCGAGGCGTTCAGCGCCCGGACAGGCTGCCGAAGCCCGCCCTGGTCATCCAGCCAAAGATGCGAATGTTGACCTTTTCCGGCCAGACGCTCCACCTGCGCGAATGGGAGCGACGCACCGGAATCAACCACACCACGATCATTCACCGGCTCGACAAGATGGGGTGGAGCGTAGAGCGCGCCCTGACTCAGCCGGTCGGCCTGATCAAGCCAAAAGGCGGCCGCGATCACTGGAAGCGCAAAGCCGCATGAACGCACCAATCTTCTGCCGCACGGACGGCAAGCTGATCGGCCAATGCGCCTGCTTCCGCTGCCGCCCACCGGAGCCGCCAAAGGAGGCGCCATGCGCACCTACACCATCACCGTAACCGAGCGCCAGGCCGCAGAGCTGCAAGAGGCCTGCGAGCTACTGGCGAGGATCAAGATCGGTCAGATCGACCACGCCATTGAGCGGCTGCCGGGCTTCTACGACCGGCGCGACTGGGAGCAGGTTCACGCCACGCGGCACGAGATACAGCGTCTGGCGAACACGCTGATGCCGGAGGCCACAAAGCGCCGAGAGGATGGCGTTGCGTGGGACTTGTATCAGGTCATCCGGCATCGGCTGGCCTGGGACCGCGCAGTAGATAAGGGCGTCATCCAGCCCGGCGAGCCTCGCAAATGGCCCGAGATGATGGGCGTCTGCTACGACGAGCCGCTGGCAATGAGCGGGCTGCCGCTGGCCACAATCAAGGAGATTGAGCAATGAACGACACATTGAAGGCAGCAGGACACATCGGCGCTGAGCTGGGGGCTGCGAAGGCTGAGAACGAGAGGTTGCGCGAGGCGCTGCGCTGTATCGCAGACCTGCCGATGGACCGGTGCAGCACTGAAAACGACTATCGACTGTCTGCCGCGAAAGCAATCGCGCTCGCCGACCTATCCCAGCAGGCCGAGCCCACCGACACCTACACCGCCGTCGACATGGCCACAGCCGCAGCGCAGGGGTTCAGGGATGGGCAGGCGGCAGTAGAGCCATCCCCTGAGCAGGATGAGCGGGAGGCTCCGGCTGTGGTCGCGACCGCAATTCTCGGCGGACTCTTTCATGGCGGATCCGGGCCTGAGCTTGGGGAAATAGACATCGAAGTCTGCACGCCAGCGCTTGAGGCGATTCAGTGCGAGACGGTGAATAGCTCTGATGATGTTTTCTTGCCGCTGATGACCGTCGCCCAGCACGAACGTATCGTGGCGAGCCTCACCCGCCCCGCGCAGACCGAGCAGCAGCCGGAGCAGAGCGGGCTTGTCGGGCAAGTGTGCGGCGGTGATGGCACGTACAACACCGTCAACGTTGCGGTAGTTGGGGCGGTCCCTTGGGGTGAGCTGCGGATAGGCACGCCGGTGAGACTGATACCGGCTCCCGCCACACCCAGCCCCGCCAAACGAGGTGATGCATGAGCGAAGAACTGAAGCCGTGCCCGTTTTGCAACGGCGAAGGCGTGATCTATGAATACAGCACCGTTGAGACGTGCCCATGTTCCATGCGACCTGCCCAGCCCGCAGAGGCGGAAGAGGTGGGGATCAAGAAATTCGAGTTCGAGATTGGCGAAGGTGGTCCTGTAACGGAGCCTCTAGTTCGCTACAAGGACCACCTCGCCGCCCTGTCTGCCGCGACCGCCGAGCGGGATAGGCTGCAGAAGAAATGGGCACGAGTAGAGTCCGAGCGCGACAAGCTCCGCGCCGAGGTCGATGGGCTGCGGAGCGATGCCTTACCGGATGGATTCGTTTCGGCTCCGTTGGAGCCAAGCCTTGCCATGCAGAACGCAGGATGGCACGAGATTGCAAGTCAAGGTATCGACCCGGAAGCAGTCGAGATTGGACCCATCTACCGCGCAATGATCGCCGCCATGGCTGCGAAGGAGGCGTGATATGCCAAAAGTAATCGGGCAAGACCAGAGCGTCGCCAAGCGCGCCACCTGCAAGAAGTGCGGCGCCATCAACGAGTATCTGCCGCATGAGGTGCGCATCCTGAGTCAAGGCCGCGATATCAGCCAGGTCATGTGCACCACGAAGGGCTTCAATTGCGGCCAGTGCGGATCTGAAATCGTAACCTACGCTGACTGACCCCCAGCCGCTGAGTCAGGAACTCACACCTAACCCCACCCAAACACACAGCCTGCCGGCGAGAGTCGGAAGGGAGGATTTGCTATGTCCGAAAGAACCTACCCGTACAAAGCATGGGTGCTGCTGCCTTCTTTTACGCCAGTTGAGGTTGAGCTGGTGGAAAGCTACTCGGACTGGGGCCCGTACCAGGACTGGGACAAAAGCCAGAAGGGAAAGGCGTTCAATTCGAAGCGCGACCTTTACCCGACAAAAGCAGCAGCCATCGCAGCAGGCCGCACAAAGATCGACGAGCAGCAGGTCGACATCGCCAAGCGCCTGGAGCGAATCAACAAGCGAATCGCAGCGCTGGATAAGGCAGAGCGCGCCGCCTAACCCCACACGCAGCAGGAGATAGACATGCAGCACACAGACAAGGCGATAGCAGAGTTCGAGGCGTGGTGGATTCGTCAGCCTCACCGCGAGCAGTTCGAGGACGTGAAAGATCAGATGCGCAATGTGTGGGTGGCGCGAGGCGAGCAGATGGCCGTGACTCTTGTCGAGCCGGACCCGAACGATTACGCCAGCATCGCGTCATTCCGGGCGGCGGAGGCCATGCAGAAAGAATGCCGCGCCGCCATCGAAGCAGCCGGCGTAACGGTGAGGGGGTGAGGGATGGCCAGATATCAGACCATCAAGCGATTTTCAGAGGCAACCGGCTACACTGAGCACGCAATCCGGTCCAAGCTCTCGAAAGGAGTCTGGCCCCTGGGTGAAATCTGGATCAAGGCACCAGACGGCCATGTGCTGATCAGCGTGGAAGGGTACGAAGCATGGGTGGAAAGCGGAATGGAGTCCGGCGCGCGTCGGCGTCCAGCATTGAAATCAGTTTCATGTGGCAAGGGACGCAGTGTCGCGAGCGTCTCCCACTTGAGCCCAGCCCCGCTAATCTGAAGCGTGCCGAGAAGCATAAGGCAGCGGTAGAGCTTGCCATCTACAACGGAACCTTCGACTACGCGGCGACTTTCCCCAAGTCAAAGCGCGCTGTAAAGCTCGGGCATCAGACCGGGTTGATTCCCCTCTCCGACTATCTCGAAAAATGGCTAGCCCGAAAGGAGGCGCATCTGAAGGCGTCCACCCTGGACGGCTACCGCAAGATCATCAGCGGCGTATTGGTGCCGAGGCTGGGCCGTGCGCCGCTGGTGACGCTCACGCGCAAGATGGTGCGGGATGAGTTGACGAAGATGGACACCTCTAACAAGCGGCTGGCCAACGTGCAAAGCTGCCTGCGGTCGGCGCTCAATGATGCGGTAGACGATGAGCTGATCGAATCGAACCCGCTGGCCGGCTGGACCTACTCAGTGAAGGGCAAGCCAAAGGCGGAAGACGAGATCGACCCGTTCACGAAAGAAGAACAGGCAGCGATCCTAGCAGCAGCGACCGGGCAATACCGGAACCTGCTGCAGTTCGCGTTCTGGACCGGGCTTCGCACGTCGGAACTTGTGGCGCTGGAATGGGGGGATATTGATTGGCTGCGGGGGGAGGCGCGGATATCGCGAGGGCTGACCAAGGCGGCCAAGGAAGCGGAGCTGCCGAAGACAGCGGCAGGATTGCGGGATGTGAAGCTGCTGCCGATGGCGCTGGCCGCGCTGGAAGCGCAGAAGGCGCACACCTATATAGTAGGCGGTCCGGTTTTCCATGATCCGCGCTACGGCAAGCCCTTTGATGGCGATCAGGCGATTCGCAAATCGTTCTGGATTCCTACCATCCGCAAGGCAAAGGTGCGGTACCGGAACCCGTACCAGACGCGGCACACTTACGCATCGATGATGCTGAGCGCCGGGGAGCATCCAATGTGGGTAGCAAAACAGATGGGGCACAGTAGCTGGGTAATGATCGCCCGCGTCTATGGCCGGTACATTCCGAACGATGGCGACACGTCCGGCAGCAAGGCGGCTGAGCTGTTCGGGACGCCGGTTCAAATCCCTATGGAGGATTCAAATGCAGGATCGTGAATTGATTGAGCTGGCAGCTAGGGCATGGATAGCTGAAGGTTTCCGCAGCGGACAATATAAGTCAGCCGATGAGGCTGCCGCAGATTTATGCAAAGACGGTCGTGTATTTAACCCCCTCCAGGATGACGGGGATGCGTTGCGACTGGCAGTGAAGCTGAATTTTATTGGCGCGCTCAGTGATGAGCATGCGATAGGATCTGCAGGAATGCACAGTGAAGATCCTTACGCAGCAACCCGCCGAGCAATCGTTCAAGCCGCTGCCGAGATAGGCAAAAACAGCTAGTTCAGCAACATTTCAGCAACCAACCCGCTACAGACCAGCAAATACGGCAACAGGACGGGGGTTCAAATCCCCCCGGCTCCACCAAACAAACGAAGAAGACGTCCACGGACGTCTTTTTTTGTGCTTGAAGATTATCGATATGCACCAAACCTCCGTCAGCCACCCCGCATATCTGGCCTTTGGCCGCCGGCTTTGCTGGCAAAAATGCACCTATCCCCATATTCTCGTCCCGGCACTCTCGAACGCATCGGCGGCAGCCCGGCACGGGCGGCTGGTCGATGAGGTTCGCCGTGTTGGGCAAGGCGCGTGGCAGCCCTGGCGGACCAGTGCCAACCCGGTTCGCCAAGTTATCGCCAACCCTTGACCCGTGACCTCGCTCGAACACGGACACAAAAACAACCAGACAGGGCCGA